ATCTTCGGAACATGCGGAAGTCGCGGGGTACGTCGAGATTCAAGGGCGTCTGGTGGCATGCCGAGAATGCAAAGTGGTACGCCGGAGTAACTATCGGCGGGCGCCGCCGTTGGCTCGGCTACCACGTCGACGAGGCGGATGCCGCCCGGGCGTACGACACTGCGGCCCGTCGTCACTTCGGCGAGTTCGCCAGCCTGAACTTCCCGCTGCCCGGCGAGCGTGGAGCGTTGGCGCCCCGGACTGATCTTGATCGGAGTGTGGACTGATGGGCTGGCTGGTCATCACCGGGCTGCTGGTCGGGGGCCTGGCGGTCGGGTTCAGCTTCGCGACCGGCGCGACCGGCCTTTGGGGTGCTGCCAGGGTGGCTATGGGTGTCGTTCTGGTCTTCGCCGTGTTCGGGATGGGCCTCAGCGTCGCGTTCCTGTACGAGGATGCGCATCCGCGGCAGTGCGTTGATCGGAGTGAGCCATGACGCTGGTGGAGTTTTTGCTCGCCCGGCTGGCCGAGGTTGAGCAGGTGGCCAGGCGTGCCGAGGCGCTGCAGCGCTGGCAGGCGGTGACTAACGCCCCATACGGGCCACAAGTCCGCGTCGGCGACGGCCCCGACATCGGCGATAGCAGCCCGGAGTGGCGGCGAGACGTGAACGTGCAGGTGTGGCAGTGCGACGACGAGCTGGACGGCTGCCCGGAGATGGCCCGGGGGTGGATAGCGGAGGCTGAACACATCGCCGCCCATGACCCGGCGCGGGTGCTGCGCCGGGTGGCTGCCGATCGGCAGATCGTGGACGACTGCATGGCCAGCATCGACGACGCCGGGACCGGACCAGGCGAGTACGGGCTGGCACTGTCCACCCTCCGGTCGCTCGGTGTGGTCGACGACGACCACCCCGACTACCAGCCGGAGTGGCGGCCCTAAAGGGCGAGGGCGGCTCTGCAAAGGCGGGCGGCTGCGTCGCCCTTCCCGGTCAGCCGGTAGTAGCGGCGGCGCGGCCGGCGGACGGACTGCGGCGCCACGTCCTCCGCGGCGGAGTCGACCCAGCCGGCGCGCTCCAGCCGGGCCAGGATCGGGTACAGCGTCCCGGACTGCAGACCGGTCTCCCTCATCAGCTCCAGGCCGTACCGGGGCTGCGCGTCCAGGAACGCGGCCAGGACCTTCGCCGTGGCTACAGTCACTTGCACGGGCCTCACTGTACCAGGGTCTCTACATAGGGGCGGCCAGTCCGGAACCCGACAGCCGGCCGAGCCGTCCGGATGACCCCCACGCGCGCACCTCCGGCGATCACTCTGGTGGCGGGAGAGGGGGAGGCGTCGCCATGCGGGCAGCGCTCTACGTGCCGCAGCGTGACCAGCTGGACCGGGTGATCCGGCACTTGACGGAGGTGGCGCAGGGCCGCGGTTGGACGGTGGAGCATGTGGTGTGGCGGTGGCCGGATCTGGTGCGGGTGTGCGCGGACGGCGCGGCTGATGTTGGTCTGGTGACGTCCCGGTCGGTGTTGCCGGCGGGCCGGTTGCCGCGGTTGGTGGCCGCGGACGAGCTGGTCCGCTGGCGGCCGAGGTGGGCGTAGACTCTGGCCCGTTGTCAGCGGGCCCCCGACCCCGGCGGTCAGCTACGGCTGGCTGCCGGGGTCGCCTTGCGTCTAGGGCCGGCTGGTTAGCTGCTCCGCCCGGTCCAGGTACGTGCGGATCTCGTTGATGCGGTCCACAATGTCGCCCGGGGCTGTTCCGCCACCTTTGCCGATGTCGCCCCGCTCCAACGCTTCGCACGCGCCTCTCACCTTGTCCAGTGCGCGCCCGAGCAGCCGGTAAGCGGTCTCTTGCCGGACGGCTGCCGGCTTCTCTGGTTCGTTGCTGCCGGTCTCTTTCAGCGCCTCGCGACGCGCGGCCGAACCGCTCTTGATCTCACCGGACCGGATGCGTTCCTGGGTCTTGGGGGCGTTGCGTACGGGTGCCATCCGGGCCAGGGTGCCAACGGTTGCGAGGCCTTGGGACGCTTGCGCGGCCTCCTCGATCGCCTTAGTCGCCTGAGATGCTCTAGACTCATTTGAGTCTAGAGCATCGTGATCTTGGAAGTGGGCCTTGCCGCCCTTCTTGCGCCCTTCCTCCAGCCGCTTGTCGGCCTTGGCCTCGGCCTCCGGCAGGTACAGCTCGATGACGATCAGGCCCCGCTGCGCGATGGTCAAGTGACGACGCTTCACGTTCAGAGAGATCACGTGATCACGGGCCTGGTCCTCAGTGCCGGTGAACTCACTGATCCGCACAGGCAGCTTCAACGCCGCCGCAGCGGCCAGCCGGTGCCGGCCGTCCAGCACGGACCCGTCGAACGTGACCAGCGGCACCTTCACGCCATGCCGCTTGATGTCGGCGACCAGCTCGAAGAATTCCTTCTCCGGGATCTTTGGGATCACCCTGGCCAGCGGGTGCAGCCGGTACTGCCGCTCCTGAACCCCACCGCGAGCCCCGGCCACGCTGACATAGAACGAACGGTCTTCGCGCATGTCGTTGTACACCGCGCGCCAAGCCCGCTCCTCATCCCGCGCGTCCGCCTTGACCAGCCGGACCAGCTTCTCCCCCTCGTACTCCAACGCGTCGAACGGCACGGCCAGCGAGTAGCCGCCGCTGGAATCCGAGTTGATCTGAGGCTTCGCCCGGCTGGACTTGCCCCGGTGCTTCAGCGCGGCCAACGCCCGCTCGATCAGGAACTCGACCGCCTCGGCGTCCGTGGCCCGACCCTCGTGCAGCTTGACCCGGGTCAGGTCAGCCGGGATCGGGTGGGTGTAGGTCGCCGCCAGATCCGCGACGGACAGGGCGGCCGGAGCCGCCCCGTCCAGTGCGGTGGCGACGTGGCGCACCGGGGTCACGATGTCCAGTGCGTACCCGTCGCCGGTGCTCATTTCGCCCGCTGCGCTTCCAGCAGGGCGGTCAGGATCTTGATCGCCTTCTCGATCGCAGCGTAGTGCTGGCCCACCACGTTCGGGTCGGTCTCGATCAGCTCCGACTCCCGGCCCTCGTAGTTCAGGACGAACCCCAGGTGCTGCCGGAGCTGGCGGCCCTTCGGCGGCTTGGTGCTGCCGGTCAGCTTGTGCTCCCGGATACGGTCGCCGAGCTCGGTCCGCAACGCTGCCAGCTTGTCGACTTGCCCGGTGTCTGAACCGATAGCCTTGATCTCCTTGGCCGTTGACGCGATCTCGCTCATGTTCAGCCCGGCGTCTGCCGACAGCTTGGCCAGCTCCTTGAACGGCACGTCGTTCAGGGTGAGCGCATCCTTGGCCCCGAGCGCCCGCAGCGACGCACCCCGCAGCGACCCGTTCGGGTCCATGCCGACCCGCTGAAGCTTGGCCGCCGCGTCGATCTCCTTCTTCACGGCGGTCACCGAGGACGGCTTGACGCCGATCGCCCGGGCGATCTGCTCCGCCTTCCAGCCCAGCTGGATGAACGCCTTGGCCTGGATGCGGACCTCCTTGGCGGTAAGCGGCGTGCCGTTCATCGAATTGAGGGTCGCGGCCAGGGCGTGCAGCTCGTTGGCCTGCTTCTCGCTGCCGCCCCGGTAGGGCACGTCGAGCACGAATGCGGGGAAGAACTTGTTGTCCCGCAGCAGGGTGGCCTCGATCCGGGTGTTCCCGTCGACGATGTAGTCGTCTGTGGTGACGACGATCGGCGGGAACTCCGAGTGCGCCATCTGGACGGCGTACCGCTCGATCGACTCCCGCGGGGCGTAGTGCGCGCTCTCGCGCACCTGGACCCGCCGGGCGGCCCGCGCCTTCTTGTCGGCGCCCAGCCGGGTCACGTCGAACTGGGCGACCTCCGTGTACTTGAACCCAAGGCGCTCGATCTCAACGACCGTCTTGGACCTCTCCGGGGAAGCGGTTGCCGTAGGCATCCAACTTCCTCCTCTCCTTGTTGAGGCGGAGCCCCCGTGGCCCCTGCCGCTAGGCAGCGTACTACGTCATGGCACGTTGTCAACCATGCGGGTCCGGGTCGGCTATCAGCCGCCACCCGGCGGCGGCAGCGCCAGCACCGCCGCGCGCATCGCCGCATCGCTGACCGCGGTGTACACCGCCGTGGTCGTGATCGACTTGTGGCCCAGCAGCTCCTGAACCACCCTCGGGTTGCCGATGTGCGCCAGTGCGTGTGTCGCGTGCCAGTGCCTCAGCCGGTGCAACCCGCCGGCCACGCCGAGCTTGCGGAACTGCGCACTGCCCCGGTGGGACACCTGCGACGGGTTCTGCCCGCCGGCCACCAGCCCGGCCGGCAGGTCACGCAGCGCCGCCCACACCAGCGGGTGCGCCGGCACGGACCGCTCCTCATCACCCTTGCCGTGCAACCTCAGCGACCGCTCGCTCACGTCGGCCCGGTCCAGCCGGGCGATCTCGCAACACCGCGCGCCCGCGTAGGCGGCGATCACCGCCCACGTCCTGACCGGCTCGGCCGCCCGGTCCAGGATCAGCGCGAGCTCGTGATGCTCGACCGGACGGGGCAGCCTGCGCGGCCGCTTTATCCGCGGCAGGTCGGCGGCCGGGTTGGCGCCCTTGAGTCGCCGCGTGCTGATGACCCAGCGGTAGAAGGAGGTCAGCGCGGCCCGGTAGGCGCCGCGGGTGGCCAGGGACCGGTGGGTGCCCAGCCAGGCGACCAGCTCCTCCCGCAGCGCCTGGCCAAGGCCGTGGGGCAACTCCCGGGACGCGCGGGTGAGCACGCAGCGGTACGTGTCGCGGGTGGTGGCGGGGTGGCCGACGGCGGCGAGGTGGTCCAGCCAGGCGTTGATGTGGGGGGTGTCGTCCATGCTCGGACGCTGGGCCGGGCCGGGTGGGGCGGGTCGCACCCGGGGTGTGGTGGCCACCCGGGCGGGTGTCATCCGTGCTGCCATGCGGGTCTGCGCGTGCGGCCGGTTGCGGTGGTGGCTGTGGGTCGGCGGGTTGTCCGGGTGGTGGATGCTGGCGGGGGCCGTACGGCCGAGCCGGCGGGGTGGGTGTTGGCGCGGGGGCTCATACTTTCGGTTACCAGCCCGGAACGATGATTAAGGTCGCGGGGGTGTCGGCGCTCGGTTGCCAGCTGGCCACCGAACAGCAGCCAATCCCGGTCGATCCCGAGTCCGTCGCTGATCTTGTTTACGGTGTTCAGCAGGTCGCGCGGCATGGTGCCGCGCTCCCAGTTTGACCAGCTAGCCGAGTTGGTGCCGCAGCGGTCGGCCGCTTCGCGAGTGGTCAGGCCGGCGTGGAGACGGGCGAGAAGCACGCGGTAGCGGAACTGGTCCGGCGGGATCTCGTGCCGTATAGCTGTCACTTCCTCCATGCCAAGAGTATTGCCACTTGCAAGAAGTTTGGCAATGGTCCCTAGGCAGTTTGGCTACACCAAACTACCCGAACGGGGGACGCGGTTCACCTTGCCAAGCATGCTTGGCAGTGCCAAACTCTTTAGCTATGACCCAACCCTCCGACCGGTACCGCCTCATCGAGGCGGCACTAGGAGTTCCACTCCTGGAGTTCGTGCGCGAGCGTCGCGCGGTGGACGGCCCGCCGTTCAAGCCGCCGACCAGCTGGCGAGACCTGGCCCGGGAGATCACCGACCGGACCGACATCTCAATCAACGCCGAGTCGCTCCGGCTGTGGTTCACCGCCCAGCCCACGGCCGAGCCGGCCGGCGGTGCGCGATGAGCGCCCCCGTCGACACCTACCCGCGACTGATCGGCACCATCGACGGCGCCGACGTATGGGAAGACGAACCCGGCGCCTACTGGATCGACGACCCTGACGACCCCGGCTATCTTCACAGCTCGCGGCGCCCCCGGCTCGACGGAGACCCCCGGTGAGCGCCGACGTCAAGGAAGCCGCGCGCCGCGAAGAGTCGTTCATCGGCAACCTCGCCGACGCCCAGGACGACTACGAGTGGATCGTCCAGCACGAAGCCTGGCTGACCCTCGGCTACGACAGCTTCGCCGACTGGTGGAGCGACCGGGTTACCCCGATCATGCGGGCGCTGTCGATGCGCCCGACCCGGGAGATCGCGGCCAGCGTGGTCGAGCAGGTCCGCGCGGAAGAGGCCGCGCTGCCACCGGCACAGCGCCGCCGTGAGGGCGAACTGGCTCAGCTGGTCGGCGCTACGGCTGACGAGATCAGGAACCGCTCTCCAAGGTCAACTTCCACGGGAATTCCCACCAGGGTCGATCTTGAAAGGCCGCAGCCCCCCGTCGACCCGCTACCCGCCCCGATCGCGGCCGCGATCAACGAGGCCATCGCCGAGCACGAAGCCGAGCGCGCGGAACGGCGGCAACACCGTGCCGAGGTCGACGCGCTGAACGCCGAACTGGGCTACGTGCCCGACCCAGCCGCCGAGGCGGAACGGGACCGACGTACCGCGCTCCTCTACCCGTTCTTCAACGCGGTCAAGACCATCGCCGCCATGCCAGCGGCCGAGGAAATCCCCAACCTAATCGAGCCATACCAACAGTTTCGGCTCGACGAACTACCCGCCGCCACAGCGTGGCTGAGCCACTTCAACGAGGTGTGGAAGGAACAGCAGTGAGCAAGCTGACTAACCGCCTACGCGAGACCGCGCACGCGGTCCTGGCCGAGACCGGCCGCTGCACTGTGGACGACGTCACGCAACGGGCCGAGTCGGACCACGGCGGCGACATCGAGCTTGAGGCCAGGGAGCTGGTCCACAAGCAGATCAAGCGGATCGTCAAGGACATCCTGAACAGCCTCACCAACGATGAGGACGACCAGGATCAGCCAGTGCTGTCCGGGCTCAAGCTCCCGTCAGCGATCGCAGTGCGGCGAACCGAGGACGACAGCTACTACTACGTCCGCACCGAGTCCGCTGTGTGGGCGGAGATCGAGGCCGGGCTGGATGAGCGCGAGCAGAACATCGTCCGGGCCACCGTCAAGCGGGACCAGTACGAGACCGAGATGGACCGCCTGCGCCCATGGATGGCCGACGACCCGTCGGTGACGGTTGCTGACGCGCTCCGCCGCGAGCGTGTGCGAGGTGCGCGATGACTCCCCTGCTGGTCATCTGGGGCTGGCTCATCGTCGGCGCCATCATCGGCCGGGCCGTGTTCGTGCGCATCCTCGGCGACCAGTCCCGGCGTGGCCTCGTCGAGCGCAGAGGCGAGTACGGCCACCGGTACACGGTGGAGAACGGGTGGACCGGCGCGTTCCGCCGCGCCGTCTGGGCGGCGGGCGTCTGCCTGGTGGCCTGGCCGGTGGCGCTGCCGGTAATGCTGATGCTCGCCCACACCGGCACCGAGAAGCTGCGCGCGGAGCGGCGGCGCCTTGAGGCTGAGATCGCGGACCTGGAGCGCGACGCAGCCGCGGCGGGGGGTGTCCGGTGAGCCGCTGGCTGTCCGCCGCGCTGATCGCCGCCGCGCTGTGGCTGATCGCCATCTCGGCGTTCCTGGCCGCCGTTGCCGTGATCGACATCGCCGGTGGTGGGTCATGACCGCCGCGCTGATCGGCTGGTCGCTGGCCGGCTGGTCGTTGGTCGCCGCCGGGCTGATCCTGGCCACGGCCACCACCCTGACCGCGCTGCCCAAGCCCAACCCCGACCCGGACCGCGACCCTCACGACGGCTGGCCGCGCCCCACACCCCACCCGGGCGGACCCGACGGACCGCGAGGTGCACGATGAACGCCCCACGCGCGCCGAAGGGCGGCTTCACCCACGGCGCCAGCGGCTACCAGAACTACGGCTGCCGGTGTGGCCGGTGCCGGCGCGGCCACGCCGAGCTCCATGCTCGAATGAAGGCGGCCCGGACGGCCCGGCTTGCGGCTGACCCGACGCTGCGGCCACACGGCCGGGACCACACCTACAGCCAGTGGGGTTGCCGGTGCCGGCCGTGCAAGTCAGCTCACGCAGCCAGTCAACGGCGGCGCTACGCACGGCAGTACCAGGCGTACGCCGCGCGGCTGGCAGGTGCCCGATGAGGCGCGACCGGTCCCGCAAAGACCACCCCGACTACCGCCGCGGCTACCGAGACGGGCGGCTCTACGGCACCGGACACAACCACGGCCGCGCCGCCGGTGGCAAGCCGCCCCGGGGCTGCCTACGTCGGCTGCTGCTGCTGCCGCTGCTCATCCCGCTGGCACTCGCCCGCCACCGGGCGGCGGACCAGCGGGACCGGGCCGACTCCCACCCCGACCGGCTCGGCGCCCACCGTCCGACCCGGCCACCGTTCGCCGGCGCCACCGGCCGGCCGGCCGGCGACTGGCACAGCGACCGCGATTACCCGGCCGAGCACCAGAACGGCGGACCCCGCAAACCGCTGCGCGACAACACCACCGACAACCCCGAGGGGGACTGACATGACTAGCGTCGACTACAGCGCCTACATCGACCACGGAGTCGACGAGGACGAAGACGACGGGACCATGCCGGAGAGCGTGGCGGAGCTGGCCCAGGCCGTCGTCGGGCACCGCATCGTGCGCGTAGAGGGCCCCGATGCCGGGCGGCGGACACGCCTGTATCTCGATGACGGTCGAGTAGCGATCCTGTCAGGGGAAAGCGACTGCTGCGCCTACACCGATATCGAGGAGATCGTTCATCATCTCCCCGGCGCAGACCACGTAATCACCGGTGTCGCCACCACCGACGGATACACGCGCTGGCACATCCTCGCGGACGCGGGATCGGTGCTGGAGCTGAAGGTCGGCTGGTCCTGCGGAAACCCGTTCTACTACGCCTACGGGCTCACGATCAAGGTTCGCGGTGACAGCGAGGCGGCCCGTTCATGACCACCCAGATCCCGCCGGGCGCCGCCCAGGTCGCCCAACAGCTCACCCCACCCATGCGCCGCGCACTACGCGCCGCCGCCGCCGGAGACCTGCGCCGCGACGAGCTGACCCACCCCGCCCGGCCGTACATCTATGGCTACGTCTACGCCTACCGGCTGCGCGGCACCATCGACGCGCTACGGCGCCGCGGACTAATCCGCACCGGCGCCGTACGCGAGCCCGGCACCCGCTACTCCGTGTACGAGATCACCCCCGCCGGCGCCGCTGTGCTCGCCGCGCTGGAGCCCCCCGACCGTGGCGGCACCACCATCGGCGACGCGGCCGCCTTCCTGCTGCTCGTCGCCGCGCTGGTCGCTGCGGTGCTACTCACTGGGAACTGGTGACGGCCATGGCCACCAGCCGCAAGTTCGGCCCCAAGAGCCCAGACCACCCGGGCGTCGGCCGCCCATGCCCGGCGTGCAGTGCCCCGTTCGTCGCCGGCGATTACACGACGCTGGTCATGCTCGGCCCCGGCGACGACCCGGAGGCGCGGCGTAAGGCCGCCGCCTGGCTGCCGTACAACGCGGTGGCGGTAGAGGTCCACTGGGCCTGCGCCACCGGTGAGGACGGTACGTCGTGATCCGCCGCCACGTGGCCGTGTGGGTCACCCACCCCGCCGCCACCACCACCCTTGCCACCGCCGCCATCCTCGCCGGCGTGGCCGCCGGGCTGGCGCTGCTGGTCGCCGCCGGGCCGCTGCCGCTACTCGGCGCGGTGTACGCCACCACCATCTTGCTCCGCCCGTTCCGGCGCCCCCTGCCGGCGGGTGGACGCCCCGGCTCCCGTGGGCAGGCGGTAGCAGCCGGGGCCGCGGCGCCCGCCCCCGTCACGGGGTGCGCGGCGGCGGGCGCCGCCCACAACTCCCGCCCGGGTGTAGACCGGGCGGGCCGGGCGCGGCCGGCGGCGGGCAACCGGAGACCCGCCGCCGGCCGTCACCGCGCCGGCGGCACCCAGCTACCCGCCCGCCGTGGCCACGTGGCCTACCGGACCGGCCGGGCACCCGTGCGAGGTGCGCCATGAGCCGGCTCATGTCCGTCGCGTTGACCGAGCCCCAGGTGGTCGGCAGGACCAAAACCGTCACCCGCCGGCTGGGGTGGCAGTTCCTGTGCCCAGGCGACCGGCTGACGCTGTGCCGCAAGGTTCAGGGCCGCCGGCCGGGTGAGCCTCTGGTGCGGCTGGCCGAGGTCGAGGTGGTCGACGTGCGGCGGGAGCGGCTGCGGGACATCACTGCTGACGACGTGATCCGGGAGGGCTTCTCTGGCTGGACCACGACCGAGTTCGCGTCGATGTTCTGCGCGAAGATGCGCTGCGGCTTCGACACCGTGGTGACCCGGATCGAGTGGGGCTACCTGGACCCGCCGGGTGGCGCGGTGCCTGCGACCGACGCCGCCGCGCCGCCCGGCACTCACCCGAAGGGACCACGATGACCACCAGCACCGACATCGCCATCCGGCTCGCCACTGTCGCATCCGCCGTGCGCCACGTGTACGGCGTCGTCGACGCGACGCTCACCCTCCACTGCGAGCGTGACGACACCGCCGCCGTGACCAGGCTCGCCGGCGCCATCGGCCTGCCCGAACCCGTCGAGCGGCTGCTCCACGGCCGCCGCTACCTGTCCGCCGCCACCCCGATCGGCGAAACCCAGACGGTCACGGTCATGTGCGGACTCAGCGCGGAGACGCGGGAGCACCGGCGCGCCCGGCTCGCCGCCGAGCTGCAGCAGCTCGACGCGGAGATCGAAGCCAACGGGGCGGTGACCCATGCAGCTGCGTGACCGGGTCTCAGCCGACCTGCTCAGCACCGAACCCGCCGTCGACTGGCGGAAGCGTGCCGCGTGCCGCGACGAGGATCCTGAGCTGTTCTTCCTGCCCGGCGAGAAGCTGACCGCCGCAGCTCAGGCTCAGGTGGACCAGGCGGTGGCGGTGTGCGCCCGCTGCCCGGTGGTGGCTGAATGCCGCCAGGACGCCGACGACCAGCACGCCACACACGGGGTCTGGGGAGGGCAGCTGCGCGAGCGGCTGAGCACGAAGATGCGGCTGTGTGAGCAGTGCCCCCGCCTGTTCTCGCCCCGCCGCGCCGACCAACGGTTCTGCAGCCACGAGTGCCACCACGAGTCGCTGCGGCGCAGCAACTGCGGCACCACCACCGGCGCGCGTGGCCACCGTAAGCGTGGCGAGCCGGTCGATGCGGCCTGCCAGATGGCCGAGGCGCTGTACCGCGCCCGCCGCGCCCGCAACCGCCGGGAGCGCAAGGAACGCGCCGCCGCCAACCAGTCGGAAAGGACACTGCCATGATCCAGAAGCTGATCGTCATGCTGGCCACCGCGGCAATCGCCGCGCTGTGGCTGTGGTCCGGCACCCGCGGCCGGGCTACCGCGCCGACCACCCACGCCCCAGCGGCCCCGCAGTGGCGCCCCACCCTGACCCTGATCCTCAGCCCCCTACGCGTAGCCCGGTGGACGGTAGCCGGCTGGGCATGGCGGGCCGCGCTCCGCGCCGACCAGCGAGAGCTGGCCACCGCCGCGGCGCTGCTCAACTACGACACCCCGCCGGCAGTGGAGCCGCCGCCGTGGCGCTCAACCCGCCCGGTCGACGACCGGTGCCCCAACCCCAGCTGCGACTCAACCCGCTGCAGGCCGTGGTGGGAGGGCCGCGACTGCGAGGCCGACCAGCACCAGCGGCCAGCCGCCTACGCCGCCGGCCACCCGCTACCCGCCCCCGGCCGGCACAGCATGGCCGTGCGGATCCCCGCCTACTGGCGGCGGGTCAGGCTCGCCAACCGCCGGGTGGCGGTGCAGCTCGACCCGACGTGGTGGGCTCACCGGCTCGGCCGGCCGGTACAACTCGCCGGCCACGCCCGGACGTGGAGGCTGCCGTGACCGCCCGACTCAGCGAAGCGGACCGCCAGACGATCACGCAAGCTCAGCGGGCCGTCTCCACGCTGGTCACCGAGTGGCTGGCGCTACGGATGGTCATCGCCGAGATGGAGGTCGCCGAGCACCCGCCGATCACCGACGCGCTCGGCCGGGTGTGGACCTGGAAGCCCGGCGGCCCCCGCGACCGGCAGGGGAACGACCTCAGCACCCTCTACGGCCACGACGGAATGGCGTGGCCCCGCGAATGGGTCGAACACCCGGGCATCGGCTGGCCGCGGGCGGACGCGCTGGAAAACCCCAACTCCCGGTGGTGCGAGCTGTGCCGCGCCGGGGCCACCGCAGCAGCCGAGCAGACGCCGGCTCCCGCGCCGTCACCGGGCGGTGTGGTGACGGTGGAGCTGCCGGACGCTGAGGCGATAGCCGCCCGGCTGAAGGTGGGGCTGCCATGAGCGCCACCGCGGTACTCGCCCTCGCCACCGCCGCATGCGCCCGGCACACCGACGGCTGCCCCGTATGCCAGGACCCGCCCGACATCACCCGCGGCCCTCGCCCGGCATGCAACACCGGCCGGCAGCTGCACCTGCGCCACGCCCGGGCGTGGCGGGGCGCGGTCATCGCACTGTCCACCCGGGGCCGGCCATGACCGCGGGCCACGTCCACAGCACCAGCGACTACAGAGGCGTGCGGCTAGTCGTCATGCGCGACCGGTGGCTGTGGCGCCGCTGGCGGTGGCTGGTGTACGAGCAGCACTCGCCCTACCAGGTCGACGGCCGGACATGGGCGCCGGACCACCGCGACCGCCCACGGCGAGCTGGTACGCGCACTGCGCATCGGCGCCAGCAACGTACCGCCAGACAGGAGGACGCTGTGACCGCCCGCCGGCCGAAGGACATCGGCACCGCCGCCGAGACCGCCGTGGTCCGCTACCTACGCACCGCCGGGTTCCCCCACGCGGAACGCCGATCGCTGCGCGGCACAAAGGACGCGGGTGACATAACCGGTACCCCCGGCATCTGCTGGGAGGTGAAAGGCGGAGCCGCGGCGCGACTGGCCAGTGACGGTCAGGTGTCCGACTGGCTGAACGACACCGACACCGAGCGGGTCCACGCCCGGGCTGAGGTGGGTGTGCTGGTGCTACAGCGCAAGGGCATCGGTGCCGCCAACGCCGGCCGCTGGTGGGCGATCATGCCCGGCTGGCAGTACGAGGCGCTGTGCGCGAGCGGCACCCGTACGGACGGGCTCGGTGGACTGGGCCGGTGGTGCTTCGGCGAGCTCGGGCCGGTCCGCATCCACCTGGCCCAGGCGTGTCCGCTGCTCACCCACGCCGGCTACGGCACACCGGAAGGCCCGTGATGGTCCACATGAACCAGACACTAGTCCCACCGGCCCCCACCGTGCCACGGGACCGGTGGGGACGCCCGCTGGTGATCCCCCAAGCAGGTGGCAAACCGATCCCGTATCGGCGTTGCACCACGTTCATCGACGTCCTGGAGGACCGGTGGGCACTGGAGCTGTGGAAGCAGCGCAACGTCGCGGCAGGCATGGCCGCCCGCCCCGACCTTGTTCTGAAAGCCGCCTCTGCCGCCGGAGACAAGAACACGCTCAACGAGGTGTGCAAAGAGGCAGCCGACTACGCCGGCCAGTCCACCGCCGCCACCACCGGAACCGCGCTGCATGCGATCACCGAGCAGCTGGACCGTGGCATGGACGTCACAATCCCACCAAGCTCACAGCCTGACATCGACGCCTACCGGCAGGCCACCGCCGAGCTGGTGATGCAGGAGCTGGAGGTGTTCGTGGTCGACGACGATCTGCAGGTCGGTGGGACGTTCGACCGGATCGTGTCGTGGGGCGGGCGGCGCTACGTCGCCGACATCAAGACCGGGCGGGTCGACTACGCCCACGCGAAGATCGCCATGCAACTCGCGGTGTACGCCGGTTCAGCCCGCTACCGCCCAGACACCGGGGGCCGGGAAGACCTTGCGGTCAGCCGTGACTGGGGGCTGGTCATCCACCTGCCCGCCGGTGCTGGCGAGTGTGCCATCTGGTGGGTGAACCTGGCCGACGGCCGGGCGGGGGTGGATGTGGCCAGCCGGGTGTGGCAGTGGCGCACCAGCCGGCACGAGTTCGCCCGGCAGTTCACACCGGTTGGGGAGCTGATCGCCGCGGCCGGTTCGGTGGAGCACCTAGAGACGATCTGGCGGCAGCACGCCGAGCACTGGCGGGCGGAGTGGACCCAGGCGGCCGCCGGCCGTAAGAAGCAGCTTCTGGCGCAGGGTGTGCCAGCAGGAGAAAGAGAAGGAGTGCAAGAGTGAGCAATCCGTTCAAGAAGCCGGCCAGTGCGACCGGCATCCAGTGGGCCGAGCACAAGGGCCGGCTGTTGCTGGTCGAGCCTCACGCTTTCGAGACCGGCATCATGACCACGCTCGGGGAGAAGGACACGGTCCGGGCCGATGTGACGATCATCGACGCGCCCGACGGCCCCCAGGAGTACCGCGACACGCTGATCTTCCCGCGTGCGCTGATCGGCCAGACCCGCAGCCTGATCGGCGAGCGGGTGCTGGGCCGGCTCGGGCAGGGCGCGGCCAAGCCGGGGCAGAACGCACCGTGGCGCATCGAAGACCCGACCGACGCCGACATCGGGCTCGGGGTGTCGTATCTGGATAGCCGTCAGGCCACCACGGTGACCGGCCCGGCGGACATCGGCAAAGCACAGCCGCCGTTCTGATCGCACAACCCGCCCCGCCCGGTCTGCCGGGCACCGCGCTCACGACGCGGCGGGGCACGTGAACATCAAGGCGATTCAAACCAGGTACGCCGGATGCCGATTCCGCTCCCGGCTGGAGGCGCGCTGGGCGGTGTTCTTCGACCAACTCGGGATCCGTTGGGAGTACGAGCCGCAAGGCTTCGAACTGCCGTCCGGGCAACGTTACCTTCCCGATTTTTATCTGCCGCAATCGCACCTATGGGTGGAGGTGAAAGGGGACGAGAAAACCTTTCGGTCGGAAGCGACGAAATACATGGAGGCGGCGCTAGAACTTGACGGTCTCGGGCTGATGATCCTGGGGCCGGTCCCTGACGTTCGCCTCGGCTTGCCGCAGCACTTTGTCTTGACGCGGGAACAGCACTGCTGCGGAGAGTGGGTGATCTGCCTTCACGTCGCATGGGCCGACATGCTGTGCTTTCCCGACACTTACGAATTGGGACTTCCTTGCACTGAACTGATTTCACATGACAGAGGGAGATTGCCTGCGCTGAAGGGATACGGCGGCGGCGGCGCCAAATACCTCGACCCGGGGCCGGTTGATTACGAACTTGCCGAGATGGCTGCTTACACGGCAGCCCGTTCAGCCCGCTTCGAACACGGCGAGAACGGCTGATGACCGACGCCGAGCTAGACCAGGCGATGACCACCGCCCTACGCGCCCTGGACATGCCCCGCTTCGAACAGCTCGCCGCCGAAGCCGACCGGCGCGCCGCAGCGGTCCGCGCCCGGCTCGACCAACCGGGCGCGTTACTGACCGCTGCACTCTGGTACGCCGAGCAGGGAATGCCGGTGTTCCCGTGCGAACCGGGCGGGAAACGGCCGATCACCACCCACGGATTTCAGGACGCGTCGGCCGAGCCGGACGTCATCCGCGAATGGTGGGCACGTACCCCGGCAGCGAACATAGGCCTGCCCACCGGGGGGAGGTACGACGTCATTGACGTCGACGGCCCAACCGGCTACCGGTCTCTAGCCAGGCTCAAGAGTGACCGACTATTCCCCGAGCAGTACGCCGGCCGGGTGCTCACGCCCCGCGGCGGGATGCACATCTACATCGAGCCGACCGGCGCCGGCAACTCAGCTGGGATTAAGCCAGGTGTTGACTACCGCGGGGCCGGAGGGTATGTGCTCGCCCCACCGTCGGTCGGTGCGAACGGACGCCGGTGGCAGTGGTGCAACCCGTTGAACACCTCCGGCTACAGCACCGTCTACACATGGGAGGTGCCCGAGTGACCGAACGGCTACCGTGGGAACCGCCCGATGCCGAAGCAGCGCAGACCTGGCCTGTCTCGATGCACCCGGACTGGGTGCCGCCCTGGGCGCGACCAGACCCACCTACGCCCGTAGGGCCCGCGGTAGCCGCCCCGTACCCTCTCGGCCAGAGTGGGGGCTATGCCGCCACCGCGCTGGCCGGCGAAATCGAGCGCGTGAAATCAGCTACCAACGGCACCCGAAACGCCAACCTGAACCGAGCTGCCTTCTGCCTCGGTCAGCTGGTCGCCGGCGGAGAGCTGGATGAGATTACGGTGGTGCGCGAGCTGACCGCCGCCGCTGAGCTGGTCGGGCTGGACCCGCGGGAGATCGGCCCCACCATCCGTTCAGGCCTGGACAGTGGCGCCCAACAACCACGCGGCGTACCTGCCCGCAGCAACGGCACAACCAGCGCGACCGCGCCAGCAGGTCAGATCGAGCACGACCCTGACGAATGGGGGCTGGCGCTGCGGGCCGAGATCGCCCAGCAGCGGCTGCGGCGTGAAGCGAAGCGGCGCCTCGACGCCGAGGAACGACCACCCGCCCACCCGCCGGAGGTGCTGACCCTGCGGGAGCGTCTGGCCCGCCCCCGCCTGGAGACCACGTACCGGATCGAGGGATGGCAGCCCACCGGCTCCCGGGTCATGCTGGCAGCTCAGTTCAAGGCCGGTAAGACCACCCTGGTCGGCAACCTGGTCCGGTCGCTGGTCGACGGGGACAGATTCCTCGGTCAGCACACCGTCACGCCGGTGGTCGGAACGGTAGCGGTGCTCGACTTCGAAATGTCGCCCCACCAGCTGGACGGATGGCTGGCCGACCAGAGGATCCAAAATGACGACCAGGTGGTGGTGTTGCCGATGCGTGGCTCGGCGGCCGCCTTCGACATCCTCGACCACGCCAACCGTGCCCGCTGGGCTACGTTGCTACGCCAGCGGCAGGTCAGTTATCTGGTGCTGGACTGTCTACGGCCCGTGCTTGACTCACTCGGTCTGGACGAACACCGCGAAGCTGGCCGGTTCTTGGTCGCCCTGGACTCGCTGCTGGCAGAGGCTGACATCGGTGAGGCGTGCGTGGTGCATCACATGGGTCACGCCGCTGAACGTTCCCGGGGCGACTCCCGGCTACGTGACTGGCCGGACGTGGAGTGGCGACTGGTCCGGCAGGATGATGATCCGGCTTCGGGGCGGTTCTTGTCCGCCTACGGGCGGGACGTGGACCAGCCGGAGACCGGGCTGGCGTTCGATACGGCCACTCGCCATCTCAGTATCAGCGGTGGAAGCCGGAAGGACTCGGCGGCCCGGGAGGCGCTTGCTGATGTGCTGGCTCTGCTCGACCGGGAGCCTCAGCTGTCCTTCCGGGCCATCGAACGGGGGATGGCCGAGTCCGACCACTCTCGTGACGCGGTTCGTGCAGCTATCAAGATCGGCATTCGAGATGGTGCCATCGTTACTGAGGGTGGTCCCCGTAACTCCATTCTGCATACCCACCGTGCCAGTGTGCCGACTGCGCGGCCACTGCGCGACGCGCAGTCGTCTGAGTGTGCGAGTGCGTCTATAGAGACGCACACTCAGACACTCACGCTCGACCCCCCCACCGTGCGGGCGGAACCTCCGTCCGCCCACTGGCGTGCCTAGCCGGCTCGCCCACCGCAAGGCCATCACCACCGGAACGGAGACCCGATGACCACCCACCAGCCACCCGACCCGACCACCACCGACTTCGCGCACACCGGCCACTTCGACACCGACCCGGACTGCCGCTGGTGCAACGCCATCGACGCCGAAGAACTGACGTTCGACGCCGGCATGTCCGAGCCGGAGATCCGCGCCCGGGCGCTCGACTCCGCCGGCCAGCTGCTGGCCCGGGTGATAAGCCCGCTGTCGCGGAGCGCCGCTGAGGCCAGCATCGACCGTATCGGCGCGATGTGGCTGCGCCTGGCCGAGATGGGCGCCGCCTACGTCCGCGACGGGTCCCAGCCCGGCGACGGTGGCGAGGATGACCGGGACCGGCGCCGATGAGCACCACCGCCGCCGGGCTGTGCGGCCACCGCTGGCCGGTGCTGACCGCCGCCGTGTACCACGTCTGCGCCCGGGCGCCCGGCCACCACGATGACCCCACCCTGCGCCGGCCCGTCACCTGCGAGTGCCGGTGCGGAGCCACCACCACCCGAAAGGACACCCGATGACCACTGACAAGCCGACGAAGACCCTGGTCCTGCACGTCACCGTGCCCGGCTTCTACGCCGACGACCTCGACGACTACGCCAAGAACTACGCCGACGGCGACCCCGGCCCCGGGGACCGCCTGGAGGTGGTGCTTGAGGAGTGGATGCGGCAAGAGGTCGGCATCACGCTGGTATCGATCCCCGGCGAGAAGTGCACCAGCGACGACTTCGAGGTGCACGCCTATACCGGCCGGATCGTCGGCGCCGAGCTGCGTGACCGGGAGGCGATCGACGGATGACCGCCACCGACCCGACCCCGCAGCCGGCGACGCATGCGTCCGGCCCGCGAGCCGGCCAGCCCGTCGAGGCACCGCCGACGGCGCCAGTGGTGGTGCTGGAGGATGCGCTGTGCCGCCGCGTGTGGGCCGCCGCGCTGCGGTGGAAGGCCGGCCAGCTCCGCGACGATGCCGAGCACCAGCGGCACACCGGCCAGACGGACGCGGCGGACGCCAGCCGGTACTACGCCAGCGCGCTGGAGATCGACGCGCACCGGATCGAGACGGGCGAGCTCACCCCGTGGGCCGACCAGCCGGAGCCGCCCGCCCAGCCGGCCCAGCCGGCCGGAGACGCCACCGCAGCCGCCGGCCCTACCCCGGGGACCACCGGCCCGGCCATCCTGGGCCGGGCGCTGATCGACCGGGACGGCGATATTTGGCCGATGCGGGCGGACGGGTCGTACGGGTCAGGCCATCCCAGGGACTACTTCGACGACGCCTACGGCCCGGTCCGCGAGGTGCTGTTGGTGGACCCGTCCGCCGGCCGGGTGCTGGACGCGGTGGGGCAGTGGCGGCGCGCGTGCTGTGACGGTGACGACCCGGCGCTGTGGGCGGACGGCGCAGACCTGGCACTCATCGCCGCGTGGGACGCGCTCGGCGAGCCCGCCCCGGATGACCAGCGCCGCTGCCCGGCCACCCACCCAGCGCACGGCCAGTGCGAGCTGCACCAGGGCCACCGCCCCGCCGGCGACCCGGACCGTCGACACCGCACCGGCCCGCTGTCTTGGTTGACCGACGCGGAGATCCAGGCGTGCGGGCTGCCACCGCTGGCCTCCTACGCCGGCACGGCCGCGGAGCTGGCCGGGAAGGACCACGCGTCAAGCACCCGTCAAACAGCCGACCAGCCGGAACGCCCGGACGCGCCCGACTTACAATCCGGGCCGGCAAATGAAAGCGGGGAGCCGGCTGCCGACCTGGCCGGTGACGGCTGGGCACGCCGGCCGTTGCTGGAGCTCGCCGAGTGGCTGGAGACCGGCCCGGCGGAGACCCGGGACCCGGACATCGGCCGGCAGGTCCGCGCCCTGCTCGCCGACCGGGACCTGTACGTCGGGGCGCTGGATACCCGCTCCACCCAGCTCTACGATGCGTTGGCCGAGCGCGACGCTGCCCGCGGCGAGCTGGATGCTGCCCTGCGCATCCTGGCGCACGGGGTGCGTGTGCAGAAGATGCTGGAGGGCGAGCGCGACGCCGCCCGCGCCGAGCTGGCTGAGACGGTAGAGGCGAACCACCGGTGGGCCGCCGACCATGCCGAGCTGACCGCCGAGCTGGCCGTGGTGGTCGCGGACCGGGGGTCTCACCGTGTGGCGTCCAGCCGGCTGGCGGTGCGGCTGGCCGGGGCCACCGGGGATGTGGAGCGGCTACGCGCAGAGGTGGCCCGGCTGGAGGAGGAGCTGGTCGGCGCCCGTAGCGAGTGCGACCGCGAGCTGGCCACCGCCCGCCGGGACGCCGCCGCCGACTTCGGCGCCTGGCTCGCCAAGGAGATACGCCGGCTGTCCGGTCGCATCAACGTGCCGCAATGGATCTTAGGCAGGGCGGGCGAGATCCGCGCCGGCACCCGCCCCGTCCCCGGCAGCCCGGAGCCGGCCACCACCCCGACCGAGACGGAGGGACCATGACCACCACCACCGACCTGCCGACAACACCCGCCGAGGCGCTGCGTTGGGCTGCCGACCGGATCGACTGGCCGCTGCCGCTGGCGCTGGCCGGCGACCCACCGCCGTCGGGCACGGACGCCCGGGCGGCGTGGCGCCTGCGCCGCTGGGCGGACGAGCTGGCCGCCGCCCCGACCACGTGGGAGCTTCCGGCCGAGCCCGGACCGGAGGTGGTTGCGGTGGACGACGGGCACGGCTGCCGGTGGGAGCGGGACGTGCCCGGCCACTGGCGGCTGGTGCGACAGGCACCGGGGGCGTGGCACCCGGCGGGCTGGTGTGTCAAGCCGTGGCGGTCGCTGCTGTCCGACCACAGCCCGCTGTCCGCCGCCCCACCCGAGCCGGAGGTGTGAGATGCCTGACCCGATTCGGTCCGCCACCTCACCACGGCCAGCGCCTACCAGGCGTGGCCAGTGCCCGCACTGCGGCATCGAGGTGGACGGCGTGCACATCGCCGGCAGCGTCTACGACTTCCAGTGCGATCCCTGCGCACAGTCCGTAGATGACGACTTCCGCGCGTTCGTGGACAGGCTGATTGAGGAGGCCAACGATGCCGGCTGAGCGCTACGACCCGGCCACCGTAGAGCTTGTGGCCGGAGCCGTGCACGACTACGCCTGCATGGGCGACGGGTGCAGCTGGTCCGAGGAGGCCCTACCGTGCGACCTGGCCGAGTTCGCCGGGTTCGGCGTGGCGGTGCTGGACGCGCTGGCCGCCGCGCGCTGGATCAACCTCAGCCGCGTGTCCGGCTACTTGGTCAATGGGCGGCTTCACCGCCCGGACGACGTGCAGATCCTGATGGCGACCGAGACGGCCACCGAGGGAGGCGACCATGCGTAACCCGCTGAGCAACCCGGTTCCGAAGCCCACCACCCTGCCGCCGGGCCATCCCGACTTCTGGGCTGACTGTGCGAGGTTCTGGCGGGAGATGGAGGTCTTCTGGCGCCGGCAGGGGCGTATATCGCTGATCAGCATGTGGCTGTGGGGTGTCATGTTGGCCCTACTGGTGCTCTCGGCGGTGCTGGGGTCGGACGGTGGCTGACTGCCAGGCGTGCTCCCGCCCGGTCCCGGACGTCGCGTTCGTCTGCCCGGCCTGCGCGACCACCCTGGCCGGCCGGCTACGCGACACGGCCGACCTGTGGCCCGAACTGCTCACCACCGCCGCCGGCCTGGCCAGAATGGCCGACCCGGGACCACGGGCCCGCGGGCTGGCGCCACCGGAGCCGATCCGCCCCGACATCGGCGGCGCCGACCAGCAGCCAGGCCCGCCCACCGGGCTACCGTTCCGGTGGAACCCCAGCATCGACCGCGAAGACATCCAGCAGACCATCGGCCGGTGGCGCCGCCGCATCGCCTGGCGCCGCGGACTCACGGCACCAACCACCGTCCCCGAAACCATGCGGTGGCTGGCCGGGCAACTCGGCTGGCTGCGCTACCGCCCGGGCGCCGCCGACGCCTGGGACGAGCTCAGCAACGCCTGCTCCCGCATCACCCCGGCCGTGGACCGGCCACCACCCCGCCTCGACGCCGGGGTGTGCATGGCCGAGCTGGAAGACGGCACACACTGCCCCCAGCGGCTCACCGCGCCACCAGGAGCCCGGCTCATCCACTGCCCCGGCTGCGGAGGCCACTGGGACGCCCGCGACCGCTCCACGGTGATCCTGGCCGCTGCGGCGGGCATCCTGCTCAGCGCGGACGAGTGCGCGGCGCTGCTGTCGCTGCACGGGCGGCCTACGCCGGCCAGCACGGTCCGGTCGTGGGTGTCCCGCCGGCAGCTGCTGGCACACGCCCCGGGCCGGTACCGGTTCGGCGACGCGCACCAGCTGCGGGTCGCAATGAGAGAGAGGATCAGGACATGAGCGAGTCCCGGGACCAGTGCGCCGCCCCACTGCATCACGCGCACGGCGTCACGTTGTGCGACCTGCCGGCCGGCCACGAAGGTCGGCACAGGGGATGGTGTGACTCCTGCGTCGATAGCGGCGAAGACGCCACGCTCCGATGGGATCAGGGCGTTGACCGACTCCGGATCTGACCGGCCAGCCCGGCGAAAGTTGACAGCTCAACCAATCCTTGCAACGATGGCCCTACTACGCTCGCCCCTAGTGGCTGAGCTGGACCCGGCGAGGTACCACGCATGAGCGGAGTCCCCACCCAGCCCGAGGTACGGCAGTACCTGCTCAGCCGGCACGCACCAGCCAGATGGGCGGACTTCCTAGACGGGCTGCCCTGGCGCTACATGCGCCCGCTGGTGACCATCGCCATCAACTCCCACACCCACCCGGCCCTAGCCCTGGGTGCTGCCATCGCCTACTCAGGCGACGAGGAGTTCCGGCAGGTCGGCACCGCCCACCTGGCACGCAAGGCCCCAGCCCCGGCTGCGGTGGATGATGGCCACCACGACTGAGCGCGGCTACGGCGCCCCGCACCAACGGGAGCGTGAACGGTGGCGACCACTGGTCGAGGCCGGGGAGGTGGACTGCGCCCGGTGCGACGAGCCCATCGCACCCGGACAGCCGTGGGACCTGGGGCACCGGGACGGCACAGGCAAGGCGGAGCACAGCGGCCCGGAACACCGCGGATGCAACCGCGGCGCAGGAATGGCCATGCTCACCGAGGCACGGCGCCAGCTGATACGACAGCGACAGTTGTCGAAGTGCTTCAGCGCTGACATCGACGACATCTAGTGTTCGCAGTGGACACTGGGTAGGTCCACTAAAGACAGACAACCATCAATCCAGCTCGGGAAGGCATCGACTTTTTTAGATGTTTGGCCGAGGTGTGACACTGTCATCCCTCGCGATTTACATACAGCATCGTCTATGTCCGCTTTGTTCCCGATCTTGGAATGGCCACCTTCCCAGTACCGTTCTGGGAACAAAGCGGACATAGACCAGAGTGACGCTAACCATCTAGATGTCGCTATGTCTTACCCCTGGGGGTGGCCAAAGTGGACTCAGCGCCGGATACGAACGCGCAGGCCATCGAGGTGACCTTGTCCGCCCTGGAGTCGGCCGGTCGGCTGGAGAAGGTCGACGCCGCCCGGGTCCAGGCGGTCCGCAGCATCGCCGCAGCGCTGGACGCTGAGCCGGCCCGCTCGCAGCTGTGGCGGGAGTACCGCGAGCTGATCGGGGAGCTGACGGCCGATGACGGCGATTCTGGCGAGGCAGACCGCCTCATCGCTGAGTTGTCCGCCCCGGTTCTCGACGCTCCGCCGGCCTGAGCGGGCGACGTTCGGCCACGAGCTGGCGGCGGTTGCCGACCGGCTCGCGCAGCCGTTCATGCCGTGGCAGCGCCACGTAGCTGACATCGGCTGCGAGGTCGACCCGGCGACCGGGCTGCCGGCCTACCGTGAGGTGGTCGTCACAGTACCTAGGCAGCAGGGGAAAGCGCTCGATGTGGCTACGCCGATCCTCACGGCAAACCGTGGCTGGTCGACGATGGGCGCCCTGCGTGTTGGCGATCAGGTGTTCCATCCTGCCGGGCACTCCGTCGAAGCAACGTTCGTCAGTTCGGTGATGCTGGGGCATCGGTGCTACCGGGTAACCACGACGGATGGCCGTTCCGTGGTGGCGGATGCGGATCACCTTTGGACCGTTGTCGATAAGCGTTCTAGCAGGTCGCTCGGGCCTCGGGGGGCGGCCAGGAGGTGGTTCGAGACTCGGGTCCTGACCACGCGTCAGATGCTGGACTATGGGACTTCCCGGTACTCAACCGGCCGCCGGACGTCTGTCACGGGCGGCAAGCGGTACGCCACGAATGAGTACCGATTCGTGCTCCCCATCCAAGAGCCGCTGAAGAGCGCTGACGTCTACCTGCCGATCGACCCGTACTTGCTGGGCGCTTGGCTCGGTGACGGCAGTTCGACTAGTGCCATGCTGACGTCCCACGTCTCCGATGTGGCTCACTGGTGCGAGGCGATCGCAGCGGCCGGGTTCATCCCCACCAACCCTCCCGGTGGGGTCAAGGGGAACACCCGATCCGTGGGAATCACCTCCGCTCCGGGTCCGGGCCGTAATAGCCGTACGTTCCCCGCGGCGTTGCGGGTGCTCGGGGTGTTCGGAAACAAGCACGTGCCCGACCTGTACCTGACCGCTGGGACTGACCAGCGCGAGGCCCTTTTGCAGGGGCTCATGGACACCGATGGCACGGTTGAGCCCACTCGCGGCCAGGCTGAGTTTTGTTCCACGAACCAGCGGCTGGCCGAAGCGGCACTGTTCCTGGCCCGGTCGCTGGGCTGGCGGGCCACGATGCGGATGGCCCGTGCCACATTGAACGGCCGGGACTGCGGTCCCAAGTACCGGGTCCAGTTCACCCCGACGCTGGCAGACCCGTTCCGGGTCTTCAGGCTTCCGCGTAAGGCGTCGAGGGTGAAGGCGCTTGACGGCGGGAAGGGCCGGGCCACGCTGAGCATCGCCCGGATTGAGCCGGTGGAGTCGGTGCCGGTCCGGTGCATCAAGGTTGACTCGCCTGACGGGCTGTTCCTGGCCGGCCGGGACTTGGTCCCGACCCACAACACGACCCTGTTCCTGTCCTGGCAGATCAACCGGTGCAACTCGGCGCGCTGGTCGCATCCGCAGCGGTCGGTGTTCACCGCCCAGTCGGGTAAGGACGCCCGAGACAAGTGGTTGGACGAGCTGTTTCCGCTGATCCGCAACTCGGCGATCGCCCGGCTGGTCTCCCGCAAAGGTAAGCGCCTGGAGATCAACGAGGGGATGGGTAACGAGTCGGTCCGTTGGGCCACCGGGTCGTTGATCCGGCTGTTGTCGACCTCGGCGAGCTCGGGCCACTCCAAGAGCATCCACCAGGCGGTGATGGATGAGATCTGGCATGACGCGGATGAGCGGCGGGAGCAGGGTCTGCGGCCGGCGATGATCACGGTTCCGGATGCCCAGTTGCTGGTTTGCTCAACGGCTGGCACGGACGCGAGTGTGATCCTGAACCGGAAGGTGGAGGCGGGCCGCGCGGCGACGGTGGCTGATGTCGGCTCGGGCGTGGCCTATTTCGAGTGGTCGGCACCGGACGGGTGGGACCCGGCGGATGAGGCGTCGTACTTCGGGTTCATGCCGGCGCTGTGCCCCGATCCGCCGTGCCGGTGCGCTCCGGCGGGGCAGCGGTGGCGGCACACGGTGACGATGGACGCGATCCGGTCTGAGCGGGCGGCGATGGAGCCGGCGGAGTTCGCGCGGGCGTACGGCAACCGGAAGACGTCGCGGATGCTGCAGGGTGTGATCACGGAGGCTCAGTGGCGGGCGTTGCAGGACCCGGGTTCGGCCCGGGTGGGTGATGTGGCGCTGGGCGCGGATGTGGATCCGCTGCGGGAGTTCGGGTCGGTGGCGGTGTTCGGGCTGCGGGCGGACGGGTTGGGTCATGGGCATCTGGTGGATTACCGGCCGGGTGTGGACTGGCTGCCGGCCAGGTTGGCGGAGCTGCGGGAGGCGTTGGACCCGATCGGTGTGGCGTTGGGCCGTGGCACCTACGAGAGTCTGCGGGATGACCTGGAGGATGTCGGCCTGTCGGCGCCGGAGGTGGCGGAGGAGCCGTGTCGGGGTGATGTGGCGGTGATGACTCCGATGACGATGGCGGCGGCGTGCGGGCAGATGATCGACGCGGTTAAGCAGTGTTCGTTGCGGGTGCGGCCGTCCAAGCCGTTGGACGATGCGGCGGCGGTGGGTCAGGTGCGGCAGGGTGCTGACACTGTGGCGTGGTCGCCGCGGGTGTCGGGTGGTCAGATCGGCCCGATTGTGTCGTTGACGTTGGCGCGGTGGCTTCACGGCGCGTGGGGTGAGCTGGTGGCCGAGGCGAATTACGACGTGCTGCAGAGCTTCTACTGAGGGGCGGCTTCGTGGTAGTCCGGAGCGGTCAGCTCGTCGACCTCGGTCCGCCAGTCATGTCCGGAACACCGGGGACACGGGGGAACGGCGATAAAGCGCTGGCAAGCTACCGAAGAAAACAACAGCTCGGCACCACAAAAACCGCACCAGTGCGGATGCATAGCGCGCGGGTCTTTGCACCCGTCTCCCGGCCTACCGGTCATATGGCGAGTGTACGGGGGGAGGGTCCGGTGGCTGAGACGTTGACTGAGCGGATCGACCGCCAGCTGATCGCCCAGGGATACCCCGAGGCATGCGTGACGTGGGTGTGCGACGAGCATCGCCGGCATTGCCACCGGATCGGCACGGACCACGAGGTCCACGCCTGCTACTGGTGTGACCATGCGTGAGCTAATCAAGGACGCAATCACCGACACGCTCGACGCACTGGGCCTGCTGGCGGTCGCGGCCGGTGTTGGTGCCGGGGTGGCTACGTGGCTGGGCTGGTGGGGTCTGGCCGTTGCCGGCGGGGTGTTGCTGGCGGGTTCTCAGCTGGCGGAGCGGATGGGCAGGTGAGTGGCATGGATCAACTGGAGATGTCTCAGGAAGCGCTGGTGGTGCGCCCCGGCGACACGCTGATCGTGCGGTGCTCGCGGCCGTTGAACATGTATCAGGCGGATCAGCTGAAGGCGAAGCTGGCTCAGCGGCTACCGGGTATCGACGTCTTGATCTTGTCATCGCCAGTAGACCAGATCGCCGCCTATCGGCCGAATGAGGCGCCGGCAGGATGAGCCTGTTCCACCGTCGCACGTCGAAGATCGACGGTCCGCCGCTGTTCGATGGGGACATCCCGCCGCGGCCGGGTAGTACCGGCCGGCGTGGTGTGGTGTCGGTGACGTCAGACTCGGCGATGCGCCACTCGGCGGTGTGGGCGTGCCTGCGGATCCGCGCCGACCTGGTCTCCACGTTCCCGTGTGACACGTTCCGGCGGGTGAAGGGGCTTCGGCCGGTGGAGGTGCCGAAGCCGGCGGTGTTGGTCGATCCGGGTGGTGAGCGGTGGGACTACCAGGATTGGATGTACGCATCCCAGGTGGACCTTGACCGTGGTGGCAACGTGCTGGGGCTGATCACCGACCGGGACGGGAATGGCAAGCCGGCGCGGATCGACCTGCAGAGTCTGGGTGACTGGACGGTCCGGGAGCTGCGCGACTCCGGCGAGCTGCGCTACCGGGTGAAGGGCAAGGAATACACCCCGGATCAGGTGTGGCACGAGCGGCAGTACGTGGTGGCTGGTCTGCCAGTGGGACTGTCGCCGATCGCCTACGCGGCCTGGTCGGTGAGTGAGTACCTGAGTGCTCAGCAGTTCGCGCTGGACTGGTTCGGCGGCGGCGCGGTGCCGAAGGCACACGCGAAGAACACCGCCCGGACCTTGCAGCCGGGTGAGGCGGCGGCGCTGAAACAGCGTTACCGGGAGACGTTGGACCACGGCGATCTGCTGGTGACCGGCCGGGACTGGGACTACAACCCGCTGCAGGCCGAGAAGATGGGCATGGAGTGGTTGGAGGGCCGTAAGTACGGCCTGGCCGACATCTCCCGCTTCTTGGGCGTGCCGGCGGACATGATCGAGGCGGCGGTGTCAGCCGGCGGCAGCGTCCGGTACGAGAACATCACGTCGCGGCATCTCGACTTCCTGATCCTGCATCTTGGCCCGGCGGTCGCCCGGCGGGAGAAGAACCTCACCAAGCTGCTGCCGGTGCCCCGGTTCGTGAAGCTGAACACCGACGCGCTGTTGCGGATGGACCCGGAGAAGCGCGCTCAGATGATGGATGAGGCGATCGAGCACCGTCGGATGACGGTGACCGAGGCGCGGGAGCTGGACAACCGGCCGCCGTTGACGCCTGAGCAGGAGGCCGAGTTTGTGAGGCTGTTCGGGGCGCCGCGGGTGAGTGCGGAGACTGCCGAGCGGGAAGTGGTCGCGCCTGAGCGGTGGGAGCGGGTGTCGCCGTATTCGGCGGTGCCGGTGCCACGGCCGCCGACATTCGAGGAGACGCTATGAGCGAGGAGAACATGTCGGCGACTACCGTTGCTCCCGCCGGCACTGCGGTCGAGCGTCAGGCGGCCGCTGCGGCACGCCGCGCTACGTATGCCCGAGACGCTGACGGAGTGGCCGATCCATCAACGTTCCGGGCGAAGCTGCCCATGCTGGCTGAAGGCATTGCTGCGGACGGTCGCCGGAACAGGCAGGGCGCGGATCTAGGCGACGCCCGGCAGCGCTACCTCGCGTTTCCTTCACAGTTCCTTGCCCAGACGGTCGAGCGGGACGGCAAGAGCTTCTATCGCGTGGAGGGCTACGCCACGGTGTTCGACCGTTCCTACGAAATGTGGGACATGTTCGGGCCGTACGAAGAAGAGGTTGCCGTTGGCGCGGCCGACGAAACTCTGGCCGGCAAACCCGACGTCGTGTTCCTCGTCAACCACCGCGGACTGTCGTTGGCCCGGACCGGCGGCCCATGGAACGGGAACAGCAGCACCCTCGACCTGTCCAGCGACTCCACCGGCTTGCGCGACGTCGCCTGGCTGAACCCGGAACGCAGCGAGGTCAAAGACCTCATGCTCGCCATCGACGACAAGATTGTCACCGAGCAGTCGTTCGCGTTCATGATCGATGAGGGTTGGTGGAACGACGATTTCACCAAGTTCCGCATCGTCCGGTTCGACATAAACCGTGGCGACGTGTCGGCGGTCAACTACGGGGCGAACCCGCACACGTCGATCGCTGCTCGACAGCAGGAGATCCTGACTGACCTCCGGCGCATGAGCCCGCCGATCGCGCGCGCCGCAGTCGCTTCGCTGCTGAAGCGCGTAGATCTGGACATCGACGAGCTGGCGCGCCGATTCGAAGAGTTGCGTCACGTTCATGAGCCCTCACCGGGGCAGGCCGAGGCCGCCAAGGGCAGGAGCCTCGCGCATGTGGAGGCGCTGCTCGAAGTCTGATCTACCAACGAACGTCCCGGGCTAGATGCTGGCGGAAGACCAGCCCCCGGTGCAATACCCGCTATCGCAGATGTTCCCGGCTGCAGAAGACGGCCGGTGGCGCCGCTCGCCCAGGCAGAGGACCACGACGGCGGTGGGCTGACGCAACGTTCGGCTGGCAGATGACCGGCTGAGTTGGTCAGCGCGCGAGGCAGGACGAACCATTTCCCTGCAAACGCAAAGGAAAGTCCGATGACTCTGGACGAACTCATCCTGTCCATCGAGGTGGAGCAGGAGCAGGCAATCAAGAAGCGCGACCGCGCGATCGCGGAAGTGAAGACCATCCTGGCCAAGGCGCGTCAGGAGGGCCGCGCCAACATGACCGAGGAAGAGGACGCCGACTGCGATACGGCGTTCCGGCGTCGTGATCAGGCGCTGCAGGAGCTGGCCGGGATCGGCACCAAGATGACCAACGCCAAGCGGGCGAAGGCCGCCGAGGAGGAGATCGAGGCGGGGCTTCAGGAGCGGATCGCCGACCCGAAGACCACGGCGGGCGCGCGGCCGGCATACGACCGGGTCGCCCGGGTGGGGTCGGAGGAGCGGACCTACCACAAGGGCAACTGCCGGGGTGGCCGAGAGTTCCTCATGGACGTGACCCGGAACTTCCTGTACCAGGACCCGAGCGCACAGATGCGGCTGGCCCGGCACATGTCGGAGGAGCGGGTCGAGCGCGGGCAGTACCTGACCCGGGCGACCGGCACCGGCGCGTTCGCGGGCCTGACCGTGCCGCAGTACCTGACCGAGATGTTCGCGCCGGCGGTGGCGGCTCGGCGACCGTTCGCCGACGCGATGACCTCGCTTCCGCTGCCATCGTCAGGCATGACCGTGAACATCAGCCGGATCACCACGCCCACCTCGGTGGCCCTGCAGGCCAACGAGAACGACGCGGTGAGTGAGACCGACGCGGACGACACGCTGCTGACCGAGAACGTGCAGACCGCATCCGGCCAGCAGACGGTCAGCCGGCAGGCGATCGACCGAGGCACCGGCATCGAAGAAGTCACCATGCGGGACCTTCAGCGCCGGTGGGCGACCACCCTCGACAGCACGATCATCAACCAGGGGACCACGGGTCTGCTGGCGGTGGCGACTGACATCACGTACGACGACGCGGAACCGACCGGCGCCGACCTGTATCCGCGCATCCTGCAGGGTGCGGCGGCGTCGGAGGCGGCGCTGCTGGGCCAGGCCGACCCGGATGTGGTGGTCATGCACTCGCGGCGTTGGTACTGGCTGCAGAGTCAGATGGTCAGCACCTGGCCGCTGATCGGGCAGCCGGGCATCGACCCGCGCCACGGCGGCGAGAATCTGGCCGAGACGTACGGCTCTGGATTCCGGGGCGTGCTCCCGTCGGGGATGCGGGTGATCGTGGACAACAACATCCCGATCAACATCGGCTCCACCCAGGACACGGTGGTGGTGGTGCCGCGTGACGAGTCGTTCCTGTGGGAGGACCCGGACGCGCCCCAGTTCATCCGCGCGGAGCAGGCGAAGGTCGCCAACCTCGGGGTGCTGCTGGTGTTGTTCGGTTACTTCGCTTACACCATGAGGCGCTACGCGAACAGTCACCAGCAGATCACTGGCACCGGGCTGACCACGCCGGCGTTCCAGGGGACCGAGACCTGATCTAGATCGGAGTGAGGCCGAGGGGTTGCATGCCCCTCGGCCTCAGCCGACCCCCCCAGTCCATTCAGGAGGCACTAAGCCATGCCAGACCAGCGAGCTATCACCCTGGGCAAGGTCGTCAGGGCGGCGACCACGACATCGCCGGCGTATCCGGCGCCGACTGCCGCTGCCGCGCTGTCGCCGACCTCCGGTGCCGCCGCTGGCGGCACGGCGGTGACCGTCACCGGAACCAATCTGTCGGGCGTCGTCGCGGTGCTGTTCGACGACGTTCCGGGCACCGGTCTGACCGTCACCAGTGACACGTCGGTCGCGGTGACAACCCCAGCCCATGGCGCCGGTGCGGTGACGGTCACGATCGTCACCCCGGGCGGTGTCGTGAAGAAGACCACTGCGTTCACGTTCAGCTAGGAGTCGCGATGAGCAAGGAGAAGCCGCACGTGGCGCAGGCCCGTAATGAGCTGGCGAACGCGGAGGCGTACGGCCAGCGTGACCGGGTCCGCGCGGCGGAGAAGGTGCTGGCTGCGGCCGGGGTGCGCAAGGCTGCCGCCGATGAGCCGGAGGCGCGGCAGCGGGCGCCGGAGGGCCGTAGCGCTGTCCCGCGGGTGACCGCTGACAACGCCGTGGTGCGGGAGTGGGCGGCGCGTGCCGGCTACGAGGTGGCGGCTCGGGGGAAGATCCCGGACGACGTGCTGACCGCGTACCACCGGGCGCATGGGGGTCAGTGATGGAGCCGGCGAAGGTGACCGCGCGGATTGATCTGTCGCTGGCCGGGGTGGGCGAGCCGGAGCCGGAGCCCACCGACCAGCCCGAGCCTGAGGATGTCGAGCTGGCCAGCGGGTCGGACAACTGAAGAGGGAGATGTGGGCCGTATGAGAACGCGAATCGTCGGATTCGGTGCCTTGGTTGTTGCGCTGCTGTTAGTGGGCGGTGCAGCAATTGCTTCGATCCCGGCAGCCGACGGGACGATCAACGGTTGCAGGCAGGACAGCACCGGGAACCTGAGGGTGATCGATTCTGAGGAGACCTGCCCGTCTGGCTGGTCGCCGCTCAACTGGCCATCTCAGGACCGCTACGCCCACTGGACTGACGGTTGGCGTGGCCGTCAGACTGGGATAAGCAGCATCCCGGCCAACGGCACGGCAACGGTGACGGTCGACTGCTTCAGCGGCCCATCGGGCGATCCGAATGACGTGATGATCTATGCCGAGTACACGCTGTCAGATGACCCTGACCTGAAGATAACCAGGTGGTGGCCCAACCACAGCAGCGGCTTGGGATTGCTTCCCAACCAGTGGTCACTCAGCGTGAAGAACAACTCTGACACAACTGCGACGGGGAACCCTCTAGCCCGGCTAATCGGGTACTGCGTCGACGGCGACCCATTCCCCTAAGGAGCAAGCCATGGCTGGTGACACAACTTTGCTGAACGCAGCCGCCGATGCGGCTGGGCTGAACCTGGAAGGCGCGTTCTTTGCTATCCAGGATGGCAACACGAACGCGGACCAGACGTCCGACCAGCGGCTGGCCCCGGATTACAACGCCGCATCGGGCGGGGTGGCGGCGCTTGCGGCGACGCTGTCGTTCACCGGTCCGAGCTCTGAGGCCGTATCGCACCTGGGCGTGTGGGACACCATTGGCCCCACCGGTGGCAACCTCCGCTTCGCGGTCGACCTGGTCGGAGACCTGTTCTATAACTCCGCGGGCGACCTCGACCTCACCGCCGCGCCGATCACCGTCACCTAAGGAGGAGCTGTGGCCGCTGGATTCAAGGCGCTGCTCACGAAGGACCAGATCAACACGAGAATCGGCGGGATCTCGGTGCGCCTCCGGGAGGTGTTCGATGAGATCGAACAGTTCAACGCCTTCTTTCAGGCCGAGGGCGTCGCGGGCTTGGTCGCCAACTTCGGGTTTGATCCCACCGACACGGTCAACGCACCCGACGCGAACCTGGTCGGGACGGTGAGCAACCGGTACGAGCTGCTGCGGCAGGTCTACCTGGGCGCCCAGACTGTGGACCCTGTTGTGAACTTCCGCGAGTTCGCGTCGCCGGTCGAGGGCCTGCGGTAGGGGTCTGACCTGTGCCGACCGTCCGGCGGCTGGACGCCGACGACGCTGTCGTCTTCGCCGCCGGGTTAGGCGGCGTTGACAGCTTCGCCTTCGGCGCGATCGCGTTCTTGTTTCGGCCGTTGGCTGCCTACGACTCCACAAACAGGACTCTGCTGGCCGCCTACGATTCGACCGGCGCCCAGGTTGGGAAGATCGGTCTCAGCTCGGCCAACAAGGTGCAGTGGTACTCCGGCGGCTCGGGGGGCAACGGGCCGACCGCCACCGCCGACGACTGGCACGCGCTGATAGTCCGCAAGGTCACCGGCACCGCTCAAGTCCGGTTCAGCCTCCTGAACGTTGCCAGCGGTTGGACCCACGTCGACACCGCGGGCACGTTCGCCGACTGGACAGCGCCGACCGCTGGGACCTGGAGCACGTCCGACATCACGTTTGGCTGGGGTCCAGGCAGCGACTACGCGGCCATGGCCGTGTGGGCCAACGTACTGCCGTGGGCCGCTGACACGTTCGGTGACGCCGAGATCGAGGCGGCCGGGCTGGAGGACCACCTCAACAACTGGCAGACCGCGGCCCCGACGGCAGGGTGGGCGTTCTTCCAGCCCGACGTCAACGTCAACATCGAGGACTGGACTCTCGACCGGGCCGACGAGATCTCGGTTGCTGTCGGCGCCGCGGTGAACGCGACCGACCTGGATTTCCAGTATGAGGACACCGGCCTCACCATCGTCTCGCGTAACTTCCTGCGCACCACCCAGGATGAGCCGGGCGCTGGTGGCATCGTCCGGGACCTGTCCGAAACCCAGGGCACGCCGACCACCCTCGGCTCGGGTACCACGTCATCCGGCGGCTACACGAAGATGCTCGAATGGGTGCGGACGGTGGGGACCGCGGTCGGTTCGGCCACGATTTCCACCCAGCTTCAGGTCACCGCCGTGTCCGCGGCCACCCTGGCCTACAAGTGGCAGGTCCACCGTTACAACTCGGCCGGGGTGCTTCAGGCTGACTCCGACTTCTCCGGCGAGCACAACACCGTCGGGATCAAGGTTGCGACGCTGACCCTGGGCACGACCTGGTCGGCTGGTGACCGGCTGGGGTACTCGCTGTGGCTGCGGAAGGCGTCCGGCGGCGGTTCCCGCAGCATCACCGTTGCAGTCAACGACGCTGACTCGTGGGCCGAGTACGAGGTGGCGGTCATACCCCCCGCCATCGTCACCGCCTCGATCCCGCTGTCGGTGGCGGTGGCGCCGGTTGTGGCCGCCGACCACGCCGTCACCGCCGACATCCCGCTGGCCGTGGCGGTCGCCCCGACCGTCGCGGCGCCAAGTGCCACCGGGCTGGTCTCCGGTGAGGTGTCGATCAACCCCGCGACGCTGTCGTGCGCGGTCGGGGAGCGGCTGGTCTGCATCGCCTGGTCCCGCGGCGGCGGCACCAGCTTCGGGGTGACACCCAACGCTGGCGGGTCCAGCTGGACCAACCGGGTGGTTGAGGCCACCTTGCCGACCAACGACCTGGCCCGCCGCTCCGTGGGCGTGGCCGAGCTCGTGCCCGCGTCCGAGGTGGTCGCCGGGGTGTTCACCGCGGCCTGGTCGGGCGATGCCACCGATGCGATCTGGCTGCGGGTCCAGGAGGGCGGCAGCTTCGGGTTCGCCGCCGCCGCGGTGGCCGACTCCGACACCGCGTTCGTGACCAGCCTGGCCACCGGCGACACCGCGTCGATCCCGGCCGGGGACCTACTGCTGGTCGCCGCCGCGGTGATCCGCGACGGTGGCGCGGCCGGCACCACCTGGGCCAACGCGGACATCAACCCCGGGTTGGTCGGCGGCGGGAACCTGCTGCTGGACGGCTACGCGGGCAAGGGCGCCGGCGGCAACGGCGGCGCGGCCGGCTACCTGATCCTGGACGGCCAGGGCGCCGGCGTCCGCGCGGACACGCTCACCCTGCCCGGTGGTGACGCGGCCAAACAGATCAGCGTGGCGCTGGTGGTGTGGTCCACCGGGGTGACCGCCACACCTCAGGTGACCGCGGCTATCCCGCTGACACTGGCGGTCGCCGCGACCGCCGTGGCGGAGCACCAGGCGACCGCCGACGTGGGTCTGGTGGTCACGGTCGCCGGTGTCGTCGAGACGGACCATGCTGTCACCACGGCCGTGCCGCTGGCCCTCGACGTTGCGGCAACGGTCGACGCACCGGCCGGTGCCAGTGAGGTGACCGCGGGCATCGGCCTGTCGGTGGCCGTCGCCGGAACGACCGCGGCGGAGCACCGGGTGACCGCCGACGTGCCGCTGTCGGTTGCCACCGCCGCCACCGCCACCGCCGTGCACCAGGTCACCGCCGCGGTTCCGCTCCAGCTGGGTGTGTCCGCGGTTGTCGTCGCGCCGGTGGTCGGTGCCCCCGGCCAGGTCACCGCGGCGGTGCCGCTGAGCCTGGCCGTGGTGGCGACCACGGCAACCGGCTACCTGGCGGCCGCCGGGATTCCGCTGGCGCTTGCCGTCGCGCCGGTGGTCGACGCGCCCGAGGTGGTGCTTCCCGGGCAGGTCGGTGCGACGATCCCGCTCGCCCTGTCCTTGGTGGCCACCACGACCACCGGCTACCTGGCCACGGCCACGGTGCCGCTGTCCGTGGCGGTTGGCGCGGTCGGTGGCGCCGACCATGCGGTGGTTGCCGACGTGCCGCTCGGCCTGGCGCTGGCTGCGACGGTGGCCGCGTTCGACCCGACCCGGCCCGGGACCGCCACGCTGGTCGCGTCCCGTACCGCCAGCGTCACCGTCATCGCCCAGCGGGTGCCGACCTCAGGAGGTGTCACGTGATCGATCTCGGCGACTCTTTCCAGATCGCGGTGGCCATCCGCGACTCGGACGGCGCGTTGACCGACCCGGCCACCGCCACGCTGACGATCACCCTGCCGGACCTGACCGCGGTCACTCCGTCGGTGCCGGCACCGGCCGAGACGGGCATTCTGCGGGTCGACTACCCGACCGTGCAGGCCGGTCCGCACCGGTGGCGGTTGACCACCACCGGCCCGGTGACCGCCCACGCGGACATGTTCGATGTCCGCGACGCGGCCCCCGCACTGTTGTTTTCGCTGGTAGACGCGAAAAAGCACCTGAACATCCCGGCCGACCGGACCGCCGACGATGAGGAGCTGCGCCTGTTCGTGGAGGCGGTGACCGAGGTGGTCGAACGGGATCCGGGGTGGGGTGTCGGGCCGGTGGTGGCGCGCACCTACGTCGACCGGATCCACCCGTGCGACACCCGCGCGCTGCTGCTGCGGCACAGGCCGGTGCTGTCGCTGACCTCGGTGGTCGCGGTGCTGGACGGCGGCACCGACTACGACCCGCTGGATCTGGACGTGGACGAGCAGGCCGGCATCGTCATCCGCAAGGCCGCGCGCGGCCTGTGGTTCACCGGCGGCCCGTGGAGCGTCACCTACCTGGCCGGCCGGCGGCAGGTGCCGGCGAACATCACCCACGCCGGGCGGATCATCCTTCAGCACATCTGGTCGACCCAGCGCAGCCGCGACATCCGCCGCCCGCCGGCGGCGCTCGCCTCCGACATGACCGAGGTGCGTGGTGGCGGGATGACGTTCTCGGTGCCACGCCGGGCGGTGGAGCTGCTCGGCGCCGACGCGCAGGCCGGCGGGTTCGCCTGATGTCCACCATCCCGGCGGTGTTGGACGCGTTGGTGGTCGCGGTGCGGGCGGTGATGCCGGATGTCCAGGTGTGCGACGGGCAGCCGGTGGAGGACCTGGCCGATGAGGTGGTGGTGGTCGGCTGGCAGATGGAGCGGGCGGCCGTTTCGGTGGACTGGCACCGGCAGGACGCCGGCGGGATGGTCGACCGGGAGGTCTATGACGTGGCCGGGCTGATCTCCGTGGTCACCGGCGACACGACCACCAAGCCGGTGCGGGACCGGGCTTTCGAGCTGTGGGACCTGCTGGCGGCCGAGCTGCGGCGGGATCCGACCCTGGGCGGGCTGTGCATGCGCGCACGGCCGTTCGTGGCCGCGTTCGACCAGGTTCAGACCTCGGGCGATGACGTGTCGGCCGGTGGCGCGTCGGCGACGATCTCGTGGGTGGTTCTGGTCGACGCGTTCGACGGGGGCTGACATGCCGGTCACCGGGGTTAGTGAGCTGCGGCGGCTGATCGTGGACCTGGGTGCGTTGCCGGCCGACATCCGCCGGGAGTTGGCGCCCGAGTTTGTGCACGCCGCGCAGCCGATCCTGGCCGACGCGCGGGGCCGGGCCGACTGGTCGACGCGGATTCCCGGGGCGTTGCGGGTGCGGGCGTCGCGGTCGCGGAAGCGGCCGGGTGTGCAGTTCGTGGTGTCGGCTGCTCTGGCCGAGCATGCGCGGTTGTACGAGTTCGGCCCGTTCAAGCATCCGGTGCACGGCCATCGGGACCGGTGGGTGACCCAGGAGGGCCGGCCGTTCCTGCTGCCGGCGATCCGGGCGGGCCGGGGCGGGTTTGTCCGGGCGGCTGACCGGGCGGTGGTGTCGGCGGCGCGTAGACGGGGCTGGCGATGATCAGGAGGACAGTATGGCGACAGTGAGCACGGAGCCGGTCCCGACGACCGGCCTTGAGGCGACCGCGAACGCGGCCACCGGCGGCGCCGGCGACAAGGTCCGGCCCGACAGCATCATCCGGGCCATCAACGACTCGGTCAGTTCGGTGACCCTGACCATGGTCACGCCCCAGACTGTGGACGGCGACCTGGCGGTGGCTGACCGGACGGTGGCGGTGCCGGCTGGTGAGGCCCGGTACATCCGGGCGACCGCGACCTACCGGAACCCGGCCGATGGCCTGGTGACCATCACCTGGTCGGCCACCGCGGACGTCACGTTTGAGGTGATCTCCTGATGGCGTGGATCACCCACCCGAAGGCCGGCGGTCCGGTGGAGGTGCCCGACTCGGCGGTGATGGTGTGGGCCGCCGCCGGCTGGCAGGAGACCGACCCGCCCGCGCCGCCGACGCCACCCGAGCCCGAGCCGGCCACCAGCCGGCGCCGTAGGAGCCAGCCGGCCGGACCGGCATCGACCACTGAGGAGTAGCAATGCCAGCCACACCGATCACCGCGGCGGTCCGGTACATCCACCCCGGCGTGTCCAAGATGTATTTCCTCACCGCTATCGCGGCGGCGACCACCCTGCAGGCGACCCGGACCGAGCTGGACGCCGGCACCGACCTGTCCCCGGAGCTGCGGGCGACCTCCGGGTGGAACGTGTCGAGCAACATCGTCGACGCGCCGGACGCCGGCTCCGCCTTCACCTCCAAGGTGATCGGTCGGACCACGGCCGAGAACTCGACCGCCACGTTCTACATGACGAAGACCGGTGCGGACGCGTTGCGCGCCCTGCTTCCCCGGGGTACGACCGGGTTCGTGGTCTTCTGCTGGGGCGGTGACGTCCAGAACAACCTGGCCGACACGTTCCCGGTGACCGTGGCGTCCGCGGCCAAGTCGGTCGACCTGGCCGGGGAGGACCCGGCCAACGTGGTGGTGTCCTTCGCGATCACGCGGACGCCGGCCATCGACTGGGCGCTGCCGGCGCTGGTCTGATGGCTCAGCGTAAGAAGTCGGCCGGGGCTGGCCGCAGCCAGCGGGAGCGGCTGCTCAGCCGGCCCCGGCCGTCGCTGCCGTACCCGATCCGCGTCGCCGACCCGACCGAGGCGCGGCAGCGGCTGGCGGAGGTGCAGCAGCACGCGCGGCAGTCGCTGCTGCGTCACGACAAGGATTCGCCGGAACACCGCGCTGCGCAGGAGCGGGTGGCCGAGGCTGAGGCGGTCGTTGACGCCTGCTACGCGACGGTGATGATCACCGCGCTGAACCCGGCCGTCTACGAGGCACTGAAGGCGCAGCACCCGCCGAAGCCAGAGCCTGAAGGGGATGGCGACCCGGCGGACGTGGAGGTCGACACGTTCGTGCCTGCGGTGTTGGCGGCGGGCACCGACGCGGGGATGTCGGCCGAGGACTGGGCTGCGTTCCTGGCTGAGCACTGCTCGGACGGTGAGCGTCAGGAGCTGCGGGTGCTGGTGCTCGGCTTGAATGAGCGGGCGCGGTTCGTGGATTCGGTGGTGCTCCCAAAAGGCTTGACCGGGATGCCCAGCTGGCCCTTGAGCTGAGGGTCTGCCGGGCCTACCAGATCCCCCACTCGGCGTTTCTGTCCTGGTCGGCCGACGACCGGGGCAAGGCGATCTGGGAGTTCGTCCGGTCGGCGGAGACCTGCCCGGGTTGTGGCACCCGCGCGGCGGAGTGGCGCCCGGAGCTGGGCGGCCACGCGGCGGCGCATCTGCCGAAGTTGGAGCTGTGCCACGGCTGCGAGCAGCTGGAGAACATGCGCGCGTCGTTGTCGCATCGTGACCCGGCTGAGGTGCGTGGTGTGCACGTGAGGCTGGTCCGTAACGAGGAGGTGCGCCGTGCCCGGTAGCATGCGGCGCGACCTCGTCATCAAAGTAGAGGCCGACACCGGTAAGACCGCCCAGGAGCTAGAGAAGGCCAAGCGGGCAGCGAACGCCTACGAGCGGGAGCTGCGGAAGCTGGAGCGGCAGCAGGCCAAGGTCGACGCGGCGATGACCAAGGTCGGCCGGGGGATGCTGGTCGCCGGTGCGGCTATCGCGGCCGGGCTCGGACTGGCGGTGAAGGCCGCGATCGACTGGGAGTCCAGCTGGGCCGGGGTGCTGAAGACGGTGGACGGCACCGATGAGCAGATGGCGGCGCTGGAGAAGGAGATCCGTGGCCTGACCGCCGTGTTGCCGGCGACCCACGCGGAGATCGCGGCGGTGGCTGAGGCGGCCGGTCAGCTCGGTATCCAGCGGGAGAACGTGGCCGGCTTCACCAAGGTCATGATCGACATGGGGCAGTCGACCAACCTTGCCGCGACCGATGCGGCGACCGCGCTGGCTCGCATGATGAACATCATGCAGACCGCGCCGGAGGATGTTGACCGGCTCGGCTCCACCATCGTCGACCTGGGTAACAACTCGGCGACCACCGAGTCCGAGATCGTGTCGATGGCGTTGCGGCTTTCCGGCGCCGGCCGGCAGATCGGCCTGTCTGAGGCCGACGTGCTGTCCTACGCGGCGGCGCTGTCCAGCGTGGGTATCGCGGCGGAGGCCGGCGGTACCGCGGTCAGCCGCGTGTTCCTGGAAATCGACTCCGCGGTGCGGGCCGGTGGTGAGGAGCTGGAGGTCTTCGCCCGTACGGCCGGGATGACCGCCGACGACTTCCGGACCGCCTACGAGCGGGACGCGGGTGCGGCGATCGCCAGCTTCGTGACCGGGCTCGCGAAGATCCAGGCCACCGGCGGGGACGTGAACGCGGTGCTGGGTCAGCTGGGGCTGACGGAGATTCGGGTCTCGGACGCGCTGCGCCGGCTGTCCGGCTCCGGTGACCTGCTCACCCGCTCGCTTAAGACCGGATCCCAGGCGTGGCAGGAGAACACGGCGCTGACCGAGGAGGCCGAGCGCCGGTACGGCACCGTTGAGGCGCGGCTGGCCATCGCACGCAACCAGGTCAACGACTTCGCGATCAGCATGGGCCAGACGTTCCTGCCGGCGGTCGGCGCAGCGGCGGACAAAACCGCGGCGCTGGCTGGGGTCATCGGCGGCCTGCCGGGGCCACTGCGGACCATGCTGGCGGTGCTCGCGCTGCTGACAGCCGGGTTGCTACTGGCCGGCGGCACGGCGTTGATAGCCGTACCGAAGATCCACCAGTTCCGTCAGGCCATGGACCAGATCGCCGCCAGCGGCGGCCGGGCCGCGGTCGCGGTCGGCGCCTTCCGGTCCGTGTCCGGTGGGGTGACGTCGTTCCTGGCCGGGCCGTGGGGTATCGCGCTGGGGGTGGCGGTCACCGCGTTGAGCGCCTACGCGGTGAGCCAGGCCAACGCCCGGGCGAAGGTCAAGGATCTGTCGACCACGCTGGACGACCAGACCGGGGCGGTCACCGACAACACCCGTGTCTGGTTGGCCAACGAGCTGGCGAACCGTAAGGCGACCGGCGTGTTCAGCGTGTCGGGGCGTGAGCTGAACGACTTCACTCAGAACCTGGAGCGGGCGAACGTCGGGATGGACGTGGCCGTCGATGCGGCACTGGGCGAGGCGGCCGCTCTCGACTTCCTGAACCAGCGGCTTGAGGCTGCCAAGCGTCATGAGGAGGAGCTGGGCGAGGGGATCGGGCTGGCCAGCTCTGAGCGGGGTAAGGCCCGGGCTGCGGCTGACTCCCAGCGGCGCGCCATCGAGGAGATCATCGAGGTCGTCCAGGATGAGGGCGCCCGGGTCGGCGACGCCCAGAAGCTGCACGAGCTGCTGAACCAGGCCCGGGGTGAGGGTGCCGACAGTGCCCGGGAGCTGACCGAGCAGGAGCAGCGGCTGGTGGGCGCGTTTGAGGTGACCGCTGACACCGCCGGGGATCTGGCGGAGGGCATCAAGGAGCTGGACGAGGCGCTCGACGCCCTGTTCGTCGGATTGTTCGACGTCGAGGAGGCCCAGGATGCCGCGGCCAACGCGATGCGCCGGCTGACCGAGGAGGCTGCCGAAAACGGGGCGAAGCTGGACGGCAACGGCGAGGCCGCGTTGTCCAACCGGGACAACGTGCGGGCGTTGATCCGCTCACACCTGGACGTCATCTCCACGATGGCCGAGGCTGGCGCCGGGGCCGAGGATCTGACCACGGAGACGGAGAAGTTGCGCCGTAAGTTCGTCGAGCAGATGCGCCAGGCCGGGTTCAGTGAGAAGGCGATCGAGCGCTACGCCGAGGCGTACGACCAGATCCCGTCGGCGGTGTCGACGTCGATCCGTACGCCGGGGCTGACCGCGGCCGAACGCAACGCCCGTAACCTGAAGTTTGCGCTGGATCGGATTCCCCGCCGGGTCGACATCGACATTCACCAGTCGATAACAGCGCCGGTCGGCTCCCAGCGGGTGGGTTTCCAACACGGCGGCGAGGTCAACGGCCCGGAGGGCGTCGACCAGGTGGACGCGAGACTGACCAACCGTGAGTTTGTGGTCCGCCGCCCGGTGGCGGAGGCGAACCGGGCGGAACTGGCGTCGTTCAACGCGACCGGCCGTTGGCCGGTCGGCGGCGCGGGTGGAGAGCGGGAGATCACGATCCGTTTCGACGGTGGACCCCACGCCGACTCCCGGCTGGCGGACCTGGTGACCTGGGCAGTCCGGCACAAGATGCTGGTCAGCGACTCATTCCGCAGCGACGTCCGCGGGCGTTAGTCCTGCTGGCGGAGCTGCCAGTTGACCGCGCCCGCGGCGAGCAGCCCGGCCGCCAACGAGCCGCCGACGATCACGAACGCCATCCCGAGGTTTGCCCACACCGGGCTGTAGCCGGTGGAGTCGGGGTCCGCGGCAGTGGCCACGGCGATCACCCCGCCGATCAGGGCGGCGACGGCGAGGAACCAACCCATGGTCATCCACGGGTTGGCGGTGGTGGTGGTGGGACTCTGCGTGGTGGTCATGCCCCGGATGGTACGGCCACCGGTCCAACCCGGCGAATCGATCTAGGAGGTGTGGCGTGAGTCCGACACCGCTCGCGGCCACCACCCGCTACATCGCCGCCGGGCAAACCCGGATCTACTGGGTGGAGTCGATCGCCGTACTGGCGTGGCCGACCCGGGCCGAGATCGACGCCGGTATCGACCTGACCGGCCAGGTCGCCACGGTGGTCGGCTGGCACGTGCGCCGCCGCGTCCGCTCCGGCCAGGCGTACCGCGACGACTTCGAGGTGCAACTGCACGGGTCGCTGTTCGTGGATGACTCGCGGCTGGTGTTCTACGGCGACCGGACCGGTGGGGATGTCTCCTCGACCCTTCCGGAGGGTACGAAAGGTCACGTGCTGCACCTGTACGGCGGGGACGTGGCGGATAACCCGATGGACGTGTGGCCCGTTCGGGTGGCCGCGCTGGGCCGGGGGATTGAGCTGGGTGACGACCCGGCGCGGATCGACATGCAGTTCACCGTGCGGGGCACGCCCGCGCTCGGGCGTCCCGTGCCGGCGGTGGCGTGATGGCCGAGCTGACCACGCGGACCGTCGAGATCTTCTACTCCGGGCAGTGGCATGACATCACCGCCGACACCAAGGAGGAGGACCCGGCCCAGGTCACCCGCGGGATCGCCAACGAGGGCGGTTCGGCCGACGCCGGCTCGCTCGCGCTGACCCTGCAGAACGGCGAGAGCAAGGTCAACCCGGCGGTCAGCAACCGGTACGCCACGCGTAACCCGTTGTCGGACCTGTTCGGGTTGATCGGGCCGAACACGCCGGTGCGGCTGTCGGCGGGGCTGGTCGGCTCAACGTCGACGGTGCGGACGGTCCAGGAGGTGGTGTCCTGGCCGCCGCGGTGGGACGTGTCGGAGCGTGACCGGTGGGTGCCTTTGCAGGCGGCGGGGGTGCTACGCCGGCTGGGGGTGGCGAGCTCGCCGGTCCAGTCGGCGCTTCGCCGCTACTTCCTGTCCATGGGAGAGCGGCTGCACGGCTACCTGCCGCTGGAGGACGGCAGCGACACCCGCCGGACCACCAACCTGGTGCCCAGCCAGACCGGGATCGCCTACGTGGCCCCGCTGCCCGAGTTCGCCCAGGACGCGACCCTGCCGGGCTCGGACCCGCTGCCCGAGTGGCCGGTCAGCGGCTACTTCGGGTGGGGGACGGGCGGCTCGGTCGCCCCGCACGGGCCGCCGTGGGCCGTGTACGTCGTGTTCCGCGCGCCAGCCGGCTCCGGCGAGTGCTGGTTGTGCGAGTGGAAGACGGACGGTGAGGACACCGACTGGTCGCTCAAGATCAGCTCAGGTGGCAAGCTGCAGGTGGTCACGGACAACGATGGCACCACCGGTGTCACCCACACCTCGACAGCGGCCAACGTCGACGACGGGCAGTGGCAGCTAGGCGGGGTGGTGGTCTACAACGACCCTGACGCGCCCGGCACTCAGATCGTGGAGCTGCTGGCGCGCGGGAGTTGGGAGGCGTTCGCGTCCGGCGCCCCGGTCGGCCGGGTCACCCGCATCCGCCCCCGGCCGCTGTTCGCGTCCCCGTCCGGCAAGGATCCGGTTGGGTTGGGTCACATGGCGGTCGCGTCCGACCCGAACCACTTCAAGCTGATCCAGCCGACGTTTGATCTAGCCCCGGGGGTCGTCTCCCCGATTGAGGGCTGGGCCGGTGAGACGGCGCTGGACCGTACGGAGCGGCTGTGCCTGGACGAAGGGATCAGCCTGACCTTCGGCGCGCGGGTGGCCGTGGACACGTTTGACCGCACGGAGTCATCCGGCTGGGGCGCCGGCTGGACCACGTCCGGCGGTGACGCGGCCGACTACGCGGTAACCCCGGGTGAGGCGACGATCGACGTTGACACCCTGGAGTCGGGCCGGGAGTGCATCCTGGACGTGTCCGTGGCCGACTTCGACAAGACGGTCCTGGTCCGGGTCGCCGACGTGCTCACCGGTGGCCCCGGTGACCTGATGTTCGCCGCGATCGTGGCCAGGGTGCTCGACGCGAACAACCGGTACAGCTTCTCGGGACGGTTCTTCACCGGCGGCACGGTCTCAGGGTCCATCTCGGCCACGGTGGGCGGCATCGCCACCCTGCTGGCGCTGACCGGCGTGGACGGCAGCGTCGCGTATGACGACACGACGGTGATCGCCATCCGGGCACAGGGCCGCGGCAGCGTGCTGCGGATGAAGCTTTGGGACGCGGCCGGTCCCCAACCATCCAACTGGTCGGGGGAGGCGGTCGACTCGTCACTGCCGGCGGCCGGGGCGGTAGGTGTGCGGACGTCGCTGACCGCTGGCATCACCAACACGCTGCCGGTGACGCTGGCCGTCTCCGGGGTCTCGGTCGGTACGGCTCCGGAGTCGGCGATGATGGGTCCGCAGCGTCCGGGTGAGTTCCTGGGCGTTCTAGGGGAGTGCGCCAAGGTTGAGGCGGCCGGCTCGCGCGCGCCGATCCTGGTGGAGCAGCAGGCCGCGGTCGGGCTGCACTTCAACGCGCTGACCAGCCTCTACCTCCCACGGCCGGCGGACCTGACGCTGGACTGGGCTGAGGCTCACATCAGCCCGCCGTTCGACCCGACCCCGGACGATTTCGGGTTGGCGAACGACGTGACCGCCGCGCGGCCGGACGGTGGGGAGCACCGGACGGTCATCACCACCGGCCCGCGGGGGGTCGACAGCGCCGGGCGGGTGGCGAAGCGGGAGCTGTTCGAGGTGGCGTCCGACGTGCAGCTGGCGTCGGTGTCCGGCTGGTGGGCGTGGCACGGCACGCACGATGAGGACCGGTACCCGACCATCCGCATCAACATGCGCAGCCTGAGCCTGCGGACGGACGGTGCGGCGCTGCTCGCCGCAGTCCAGGCGCTGGCCGAGGGCGCGCTGATCGTCATCGCCAACCCGCCGGCCGGCATGCCGGCCGAGCAGATCGAGCAGATCGTCCTGGGCATCACCGAGACGATCACCGTGGACGAGTGGCTGATCGATCTGCACACCACCGCCGCGCGTCCGTTCCTGGTCGCGGTCGTCGGCGACCAGGCCTACGGGGTCACCGGCTCGGACTCGACCACGCTGGGCGAGGCGCTGGACACCACAGAGACCGGCGCTGACATCCACTGCGGCGGCGGGGCGGACTGGGGCCACGAGGGCGTCGACTACGACATCAAGATCGGCGGCGAGCGGATGACCGTGACCGCCGCCGGCTCGGCGACCGGTACCTTCCCGAACCGGACCCAGACGCTGACCGTGGTCCGCTCAGTGAACGGCATCGTCAAGGCTCACGCCACCGCCGCGCCGGTGGAGATGTGGCACCAGACCGTGATCGGACCCTGGGGGTAGCGGCATGGCCGGCACACTCTATGTGGACGGACGCATCCCCGGGGAGATGATCGGCACCCCGACGATCGTCACCTCGGACAGCTCAGCGTTCACCACCGAAGTGGTCGTGATGACGCTGGCGGACCGGCCGCTGGTGGCCGGCCGGACCTACCAGGTGTGGTGCATGGCCCGGTGGGGCAGCGACGTGGCGACCGACCAGATCGTGTGCCGGTTGAAGCCGACCGACGTGTCCGGGACCACGATGCAGCTCGGGCAGCAGATCGGCGGCGGCACGTCCAGCTTCGGGTACGGCCCGCTGCCGCTGATGGCGTTCTGGACCGCGGCCTCCACCGGCAACCAGACGTTTGTGGTCACCGCCGAACGCAACGGCGGGACGGGCTCCTGCCGGCTCGACGCGGCCGCGCTCACACCGGCGCTGATGTGGTGCCAGTACGCCTACGGATGACGGGGGTAGGGCGATGCGTGCTCTGTGGCTGGTCGACGTGCTCGCCGACGCCGGCCTGCAGGTGGTGCCTCACATCGGGTGGCAGACGCGCGGGTTTGAGCCGTGGGCGCCCCAGTACGGGATCGTCCACGCCACCGCCGCACCAGCCAGCCAGGCCGATGAGGACCAGGTGCGGATCGTCCGCGACGGCCACGCCACCCTGGCCGGGCCGATCGCCAACTGCTGCGTCGACCGCACGGGCCGGTGGCATGTGCTCGCGTCGGGCCGGTGCAACACCGCCCTGACCGGTTGGGCCGGCCCCGCCGCCGGGCTCGGCAACACCAACCTGCTCGGGGTGGAAGCCAACAACGACAACCGGACCGAGCCATGGCCGGCTGTGCAGTACGAGGCGTACGCCCGCGGCTGGGCGGCGATCTGCACCCGGATGGGCTGGCTGGCCGGCCGGCTGGTCGGGCACAAGGAGCACCAGCCCGGAGACAAGAGCGACCCGACATTCGGCATGGCCGCCTTCCGCGGCCGGGTCGCCGAGCTGATCGAGGGAGACAGCATGTGGACCGAGAGCCTGAACCGCGACGGAAGCGGCGCGCAGATCACCGCCCTCGCCGACGACACCCTGCCCGACAACTGGTCGCGGGTCGCCGCCGGGCTGCTCGGCTACGCGGCCATGGGCTCGGCGCCGGCCGGCCGCGCCAGGACCGCGGCCGACGTGTGGCAGCGGGAGAACCCGACCGCCGGCGCCTCCTACGGGACGCTGCTGCGGCAGGTCCACGACGGCTCGGCACCGGGTCAGATCCGCGACCGGGAGCTGCTGGAGGCGGTGCTGGCCGCGGTCACCGGCAGCGACACGCTGGCCGTGTTGGCCAGGATCGACCAGCACCACCTGGAGGTCAGCATCCGGCTGGCGGAGATGGACACGGCGCGGGAGCTCGCCGAGGCGGCGGCGGCGGCGGAGCGGGCGGAGTTGGCGGAGCTGGTGCGGCAGGCCACCAGCGGCGAGCGGGACGCGGCCGCGGTGGTGGACGAGCTCGCCCGGCGGCTGGCGGCATGACCCCAGGCGTCGAGGACCGGTGGGTGAGCCGGCCGGTCCGGGACACCGCCGTGGTGAGCGTGGCGCTGGCGCTGACCATGTGGGAGATCACGCTCGGCGGCGCCCGGGCGGCTGTGCTGAGCTTCCTCGGCGCGATCCTGCTCTCACCCGTGGTTATGAGGGTCGATGAGGCGAGGAGGCGACGCAATGGGAACGCTGACTAAGCGGTACCCGGTCACGATCATCTACCTGACCGCGGCGGCGGTGGTGTCGTTCATGCTGTGGTTGGCGAGCTGACGCCGTGATCCGCCGGATTGTCCGCTGGCTGAGCGGTCACCCGTACGCGGTCATGCTGCTCATGCTGGCGGTCGTGTTCGTGCCCGGCTTCCTGCGGCTGGAGCAGCTGGCCAGGGAGCAGGACCGGATCATCGCGTGCACCCAGGCGTGGGGGGACGCCAGCGTGGCGCGGACCTCCCTGCTCGGTCAGCTGGCCGGGGTGCGGGCCGACGCGCTGGACCGGCTGGTCCGGGCCGTCGCGGCGGCGGATGAGGCAGAGTTTGCGGCGGCGCTGGCCGCCTACCTGGACGCCAGTGACGCCTACCGGGCTGCGCTGGCCGCGAACCCGGTGCCGGAGCCGCCGAGCCTACGATGCGACTGAGGGAGACGAGGACGATGGCCACACCACGGGAGCAGGCCAAGGCGATCACCGGCGGGGTGCTCGCCGGGCTGGGCGCGCTGGGCACCGCGCTGGCCGACGGTACCGTGACGCCGCTGGAGTGGGTGCTGGTCGCGTCCGCGGTGGTCGGCATCTACGGCGCGGTGTACGGCATCCCGCAGCCGGCGCCGCTACCGTCGTTGACCGCGCACGAGCTGCGGGGCATGGCGGACCGGGCGGCGCGTCAGGAGGCCCAGCGGTGAGCGAGCCCGGCGTCGGCCCGGCCAGCACCGACTACCGCGGCGTCTGCCAGTACCACGGCCCGACCGGGCACGGCCCGCCGTGTGGCGAGCCGGCCACCGTGCACGTGCGGACCATGTCCGCCTCGTGGGGCGACGTCTCGCTGGCCTCGTGCGACCGGCACGCACCCATCGCCCGGGCGGCCGGCGGGTTCATGGCCGAACACCGGCACTGGGGCGTGTGCGGCCTACCCGGCACGGTCTGGGCAGATGAGGCGTGCGTGATCGACGAGAGTGGCGTGGAGCCGGAGCTGACCGGCGCCCGCGAGCTGGAGCCGGCGCGGTGAGCGAGCCGACCGACTACCAGCCCAACGACGACGGCGACGGCATGGAGCTGGTCATGCCGTTCGTGGTCTGCCAGTCCAAGGGCGGCCCGTACGACGATTCGGCGTTCGCGGCCGGCTGGCAAGCTGGCGCGATCGACCAGGCCCTACAGGTGGCGGCGTCCGGCCCGGCCGTCACACTGCGGTATCCGATGGTGCATGCCGCGCTGGTGCCCCAGCTGGAGCTGATCGGGATGAAGCACGGCTGGCCGAAGTTCGAGGCTGTCTCGACCGCTGACGGCTGGTGCGAAGTGACGTTCACGCGGGAACGCTGATGAGCGCGGCCACCCGTTGGCGGATCGCGTTCTTAGGCCTGACCGGGCTGGTCATCGGCATGGAGATCCTGGCCGCGTGCGACGCTAGCCCGGCGACTCGGCCATGGACCACCGAGATCGTAGGCGCGGTCCCGATGGAGGCCGCCTTCGCTGCCATCGGCGCTCTCGTTCTGTGGGTTCCGATTCACTTCTGGCTGGCCTACCGGCGCAAGCGTCGGCGGGCCGCGAGACAATAGGACCGAGGTAGAGGAGAGCACCATGCGAAAGCTGATCATCATCGCGGCGCTGGTCGCCGCCGGTGTCGGCGCCGGCGCGAGCCCGGCGCACGCAGACCCGATCACCTGCCCACCCGGGCAGGAAGCGACCGCGAACCCGTCCGACGGCGGGTGGATCTGCGTCAACAAGGGCGGCAACACCAACGAGTCGGAGGACCCGAAGCCGCCGAACGCGGACAAGGGTGATTTCCGCCCCTGACCGAATGGCATAACTCGGCTGCGCTGGCGGAGCGCGGCGGGTGGTGGGTGAGTGGGAGCCCTCCCGGACTTGGTGGCCCGGGAGGGCTCCCCTCCGTGTGCCCAGGGTCAGCCCGCCTAACCCCCCTCCGGCACATCGCGAGCAATGTCCACGCCGTTGACCGGCCGCTGCTCCCGCCATCGGCGGGTCAGCTCCGGCCACACACTCTGACCGTGATGCAGCGCGGTCACGATCCAGCCCGTAGGCCAGTCGTCGCGGCCCCGAGGTTCGTCCTGCTCGCCCACTGCCACCTCCCGTCGGGGTCTGTCCCGGCCGCCCACCCGTCGGACAGGGCGGCCGGGACGGCTGCGGCCCGCCGGTGCCGGGCCGGGGGCGGTGCCCCTTGCACGTGGCCCCGGCCCGACGCCGGGCGGCCACCCCGCCAATCGCCAGACCGGGGGGTACCTGCCGTTAGGGTAGGTGCACTGAGTGCGCTCAGTCAACCCAGGGCTTGCACCGGATGGGAGGTGTCGCGACGATGGTCGGTAGCCAGACCGGGAGTCAAACCTTGATCCGCATGACCGGCCGCGAGATCGCGGACGACCTGCAGGCGCGCATCCGCCGCGGGCAGTACCCGCCGGGTGCCCCGCTGCCGTTCGCGGACCTGATGCAGCTGTACTCAACCAGCCGGTCCACGATCCAGCGGGCGATGATCCTGCTGGAGGAGCGGCGGCTGGTGGAGTACCAGCCGGGTCGGGGCCGGTTCGTCGCCGTCACCTCTCCCCGGTCCGGCCCAGCGCCTCCCGAGCGCGGATAGTCGCCTCCGCCAGCCGCGTCTCCGCGGCGGTCGTGGTCACCTCCGGCAGCAGCTCCTCCAGGGACACCAGCCACTCGGCCAGCTCCCGCAGCGGGTCCGGCTCCGGATTGCCTGGCTCGCCTACCGACGCATCATCGTCCGAGTCGTCGATGCACCAGCCGTAGCCGCCCTGGTCGTTGACGTGCTGATCCGCCTCGTCTTCGACCCTCGCCCGACGCTGGGCGGGCGTCATCGCATCCCACTCAGCCCGGCTGATCTCCACGGTGCCGGTACCCTCACGCGCCTCGCAGGTCAGCGTGACGATCACCGGCCCCTTGTCCTCGTTGTGCGCCATGGTCAGCGCCTCCCTTCCTGCTTTCGTTGCTCTCGTAGCGCACCCACGGATTTGGGGGGCGGTCCCAGGGTGCGCCCCGGGACCGCTCCTAGCGGCTACTCGCCGGCCGCGTCGCGGCACTGGGCCGCCTGGTCCCGGTACCCCGACGAGCTGACCCGCGCGGTCAGCCCCTCCACCTCCACCGTGATCTCCTCCAGCCGTGCAGTCAGTCCATCGATGGCCGCGGTGTCGTACGACGCGCCGGCCTGGGCCGCTTCGTAGACCATCATCGGCAGGCCCTCGACGATGCCGGCGAACTCGCTGGTGATCGCCATCAGCTCCTCAGCGTCGTCCAGGGCGTCCAGGCACGCGGCCGGGACGGTGACGACCGCTGCGGGCGGCGGGCTGGTGGCCGCGGGGGCGGTGGCGTCGCCGCTGCCGCCGATGCCGATCCCGATGAGCAGGCTAGCCAGGCCGGTGAAGCTGACCACCAGCCACGCGGGAGGCCTACGCCGTACCGGCTGGGCCGGCTGGATGGGTGCGGTGGGCATGGTGGGTGCTGTGGGTGTGAGTGGGTAGGTCATGATCTACTCCTTCGGTCGGGTGGTGGGTCTGCTCCACCACTCGGCCCCCGCCCGCCGGAGCGGGTGAGGACCGGGCAGCGTCAGGCCTGGCAGGTGCCATCGCAGTAGACCGACTCGCCCATGTGGGCACCGCCCAGCGACTCATGCCCGGGGCAGCCCTCGTCGGCGTCGTCCGACTCCGGCCCGCCGGCCACGAACACGGTGCCCAGCTCGTCATCGGCGTAGGCGCCGGTCTCGCCGGCCGCCACCGACCGGGCGTGCTCGGCGGAGGTCGCCGGGCGGATCTCCCGGCCGGTGTCGTAGGCGGTCAGGATGCCCCAGTCGGTCTCGCCGGGGTCGATAGCCGGGTGCTGCGAGAAGTCGTAGCCGTCGTTACGCTCCAGGCCCCGGAGCTCGTCGGCGCCGAAGTTCTCGAAGTCGGCAACGTCCTGCGCGTCGTTCGGGTTGTACTTCCAGCCGCCCATGCTGATCGGGGTGCTGGCGGACTCGAAGCTCTTGGTCATGGTGGTCTCCTCAGTGTCGTCGGTGGGGATGGTGACTCGGCCCAGCGTCTCGGACCAGTACGTACGCATCAAGATCAACCTCTCGGTGGTGGGTGGTGGGTGGTGGGTGCCAGTGTGGCCGACGGTGGAGCTCCGGCACCCGGAACCCCGGCCCGGTCAGCCCAGCTGATCCTCGGTGACGTGGTAGCCGCTCCAGCTGCCACCGACGCTCATGATCCAGCGGGTCTTACGGCCCGTCGCGTCCTCCTCCCAGGTCACAGCCTCGTCGGGGTACGGCTCGTCGCGGTACTCGGCCCTCGCCCGGGCGGCTGCCTGCGCAGCCTCACGCTCCCGGAAGGCACCCAGGTAACCGCTGTTGCAAAACAAGGTGTAGATGGTCATAGCGTTCCTGTCCTCTCTCGGTCCTGCCTCCACCGGCACAGCCAGCGACGCTGCTCTTTCATCCGCATGGTCCGCAAGCGGAGCGGGTATAGCGGCTACGACTAGCGGCCACGCCCAGACCGTGACCTTGCCGTGCCGCGCGGCTTCCCCCGGTGTCGGGTTCGCTGGGCGCTGGCTGTGCTGGAGGCTGCAGGACCCTGCGTTCCTGCATCCTCCTAGCTGGCGCGGGTGTAGGGCTCATTGATGGGGGCGACCTCGGCCTATCCCCGGTTCCCGCTGAGCCAGTCCGGGGAGCACATCGCCGCGTGACGGGTCAGCCGCGCCAGCTAGGAGGCTGCAGGTCCTCCTTCGTCCCGGGGCGGTTCTACCCGCGGTGGCCGCTTTTCTCATTTGGCCTGGGACCCTCTGTGAAGTTCTGTGTTCCCTTGCTTGTATCTCTACTGTACATGGCTGTCACGACAGCTGCAAGGTCTGAGGCTAGTACTTTCGGTTAGAGCTGTCATGACATTAGGCTGATGCGCTGTCGTGACAGTTGGCGTACCCTGGCGGTATGGCCAATGACCCGAGCTACGGCCACCCGCGTCGTAGCATCCGGATACCCGACGAGCTGTGGCATGCCGCGATGGGCACCGCTGCCGAGCGTAAGGAGACCGTCCCGGAGGTGGTGCGCCGCGGGCTGGAGCGCTACGTCGCACGCCACCGCCGCGAGCCACCGGGGGAGGAGGGCCAGTCGTGACGATCCAGATCCCCCTTAGCCGTGGGCTGGTGGCCCTTGTCGACGTCGCCGACGTCGCTCTGGTCAGCCAGTATCGGTGGGCCGCGCAAACGGACGGCGTCAACTCGTACGCACGGCGACGCATGATGTTGCCGGACGGCCGTTGGACCACCCAGTTCATGCACACCTTCCTAACGGGCTGGCCGCAGGTGGACCACCGCAACGGCGACGGACTGGACAACCGCCGGAGCAACCTTCGGGCAGCCACCAGCCAGCAGAATCTTCGGAACATGCGGAAGTCGCGGGGTACGTCGAGATTCAAGGGCGTCTGGTGGCATGCCGAGAATGCAAAGTGGTACGCCGGAGTAACTATCGGCGGGCGCCGCCGTTGGCTCGGCTACCACGT